TTCAACTGTTTGGATCGCGTCGCCCACCTTATCTACTCCTCAAGCCTCTGCTTATCTGCTGGTATTGAATATCTCGCGACCCTCTTTCCTGAAGGTAGCTTGACCATCTGACTAACTACATTCCATCCGTCCTTGCGTAAGTCTCCACAGCGTTGTGAAAGGGCATAGCAGCGAAACGGCTCGCCCATAGCATCGAGGACAGTCAGCGTCCCACCGGCCTGAAGATGGGGGCGCCAAGATAAGCTGAGACTGGCTCTTTGGCTGATCGAAAAGTGATTGCTCAGTCACTCACCCTAATCCCTCTTTTGATTTCGTCGCCACCTAATGCTGTAGTGATGCGATCAACTAAGTCAGAGTATTGCGCCGGACTAAGCCATCCGATCTCTCCGCCTCTATCCACTACCGGAACGTTGATTACCTTCTCTGCTTTTGCTCCTGCTTCTTCAGGTGGCGACTTCTCATTTCGCGCGGCAGCGTTAGCGGCTTGTTGGATCGTCTCGATATAGCTGAGACCGCTTCGCTTGCTGATTTCATTCCAATCTTCCGTGTGGTGGTATGCCTTCCCCGCGCTCGCAACGGCGGAAAGAATCGCGTCTATCTTGTCGTCACCTGTCAGTTGAAACGAATAGTAGTAGGCTGACACATACTTGGGCAACAGTTCCTTTGATTCGTCGTTAGGCATTTGACTCCTATCTGCCGATTCCGGCGTGGTAATCCGCCTGTGTTGATTCGTTTACCGGTTCGTAAGTTGCGGCAAAGATATCAGGCTTACAGGGATAGAACTCGCCCTTAACTCCCTTGATGATCCAATCGCCAATTTCAGCGCGCATCGTGCCTTCCAAAGTTTTCAAGCACGGCGCATCGTCACTTGACCAACATAAGACGTTTCCAGAAACCCAGCGATTGAGTTCACCGCGAACGGGTTCCGTACCATCCCAGCAAACAGCCTCAATTACGATTGGTTTCTTCCTAAACTTTGCCATCGTTCACTTCTCCTCTGATAGTGTGGCGTGCTCCGCGTCAGTTTTTGCCCACGCTTCGCATTGTTCCCAGAAGCACTCGCAGCCAAGATCGTGCTCGGCTTGATTGCATTGGAACACGTCAAGTTCTCGCAACGCATTCTTGCCGCCAACGAGTTGACGCAGCAGGTTCAACCCCGTCTCCGCTGCACTCCGAGACTCAGCAAGCGCGGCGGTCTGCTGATGGTAGAGGTCTAGTAGGCGGCGAACGTCGGCGGGAGCGTGGGCGATGAACGAACCGTCAACCATGTCCTGAGATTGTTGCGGAAAAGCGACTTTTGCGATGGCGCGTCTCCCGCCGTTTTCTTGTGCGCTTATATTGCCGTCCAGATAAAGTGTCCACGGCCCCGGCGTTGCCTTCTCAACCCGCTTTTGAATTTCAGCGATTTCATCACCCGCTGTCTCCTGCTCATCGCGGGAGGGAGCAGCCCCGTGCTCACACAAAACTTCCGGCTCGCTGTGCCGTTTCAGGAATGGCGGCAAGTCGTGATTGCAGGGTTGCTCAGTGGTTAAATAGATTTGCGTTGGCTCGCCGCCTTCAATCCACATTCCCGCATCGTGGTCATATCGCTCAAGCTGCAACTGCCCATCGTCGTCAACTTCTGGAATTGTGTAGCTATCAAACGGGCCGCCGAAGGTTGGAACTTCACCCATCTCAGGGTGTTCCATGTTCATAAAGAATGGGCGGCGGGTGATTGGGCATTCAGGCCAAGGCGTATCGCGAGTCTCTTCCTCGACGGATTTCACCCGCGCCGGAGTAGCAGCAAGATCGGCTCGCACGTACTCGATCTCCCTTGCGTTACGCGGTGCGCGTCGATACCACGAACTCGATTCATAGCCCGCATCACAAGCCGCAATCGAGATTCGCTCAGGCGGTGCGGCTGTGTGGGCTGATTCTTGTGATGCAATTCGACTCGCCTTTTGACACTGCTCGTCACTCCATTTTGGGAATGCGGATTTAATTTCGGCGGGATCGTATTGATGTTCAATGTCAGGCCCGTGGTTCTTGTGGTTAATGCACTGAGCTTTGCCGTTAAGTAGAACTGTGCATCGATCCAAGAGCCGCGTGGCTACGTTTGATTCATTACTGCTCATTTGGATGCTCCTCCAAAAATCTCAACGAGTACCATTACAATCAGAATTAGAAACACAAACGCCAGTGGTAGTAGCGCATACCGCCAGCCTTGAAACGCACTATGTAGTCCCATTGTTCTCTTTCTCCTTATAGTCGCGGACAGCCTCAGCAAGCGTAGAAGCATTCGCAAGGCTGCGCCACGTATCGTCGGGATGTCTGTGGAATCTCTGGAGGTCGTAACCAGTCGCGCCGCCGACATACCGCGTAATCACAATTCGCACACCTTTGTCAGCGTCCGCAGCCTGCAACTCCGCCAGCGCATCCTCTACTGTCAGTGCGGCTTCACCGGCTGATTCAGACGTGATAATAGCGGCGACCTCTGCGATTCTTTCTTCTTCCCACGCTTCGCTTAACTCGAAAGCAAGACACCAACAACGAGACTCACCGCCTGTGTCGATATGCTTTTGAGTGCCAGCACATCCTTGTCTTAGCGGCGGCGGGCCGTGCCACGTTCGCGGATGTCCGCACTTGCACTCATCTTTATCGCTCTCGCAAATCTTCTCCGCTGCCTTTTGTGCGACCTTTTCAAATCTACTCATTTGATCCCTCTTGCGGAAAGTTAAGTCGCGCAAATTCGCCGTGAAGCTCTCGCGCTTTCGTATCGTAAGCACGGGCTGCTTCTTCCGCTGTTGCGAACGCGCCTAACCGGAAAATCTTGTGATTTGCTTCAATCTTGGCAAGCCAGTGATTCTTGTGTCTGTTGTCTCGCCAGCTTACGCCCTTAAAGCCAGATGAATTAGTTCTATAAAGCCCTACGTTCCATCCGTTTTGGGCGGTAGTCGCAATACGAAGATTGTGCTTCTGATTGTTCAGGCCGTCGCCGTCTTTATGGTCAACCTTAATAGACGGGTCGGTGAGATTTAGGATGAAGCGATGAAGTCTGCGCTGGCTACGTCCGCCGCCAGTTTTCGCATACCACTTTCCGAGCGGGTTTTTGAAGGCAGTCCACGTTAACCGAGACACGCGCTCGTAATCTTCATCATCAACAAGCGCGACCTTATTGTGATTTAGTTGGATTTCTTTCACTGTTGCACCTCTGAAGAAAAAATCGACAGGGCAGTGTGCAACAGCCGCGAAGGAATCGCGTTGTGACCCGATTAGGATCGCCGCCCTGTCGAAAGTGGATTCTATACTGTTGCACGTAGTAATCATAACACACCTGTCAACCCTGATCGCGAGCGGCTTTAAGTTGGTTGATAATGTCTCGCAAGTCACTACCGCCAGAGAACCGCGCTTCGATCACAATCTCAATCGCCGCGTCCCATGCTGCGCGTCGTGCTGCGGCTTCAGTTGGGGCAGGGGCAGAGTGGTACGGTCTGTGTCCGGCTCGGCAGTATTCACGACACTTGAAAGCGGCAGCGTGGTAGCCACCTGCTTCGTTCCATCTCGCATTGCTTTCACATTGCGCACAGACTTGGGCAGGTGAAGCATTTGCTGCGCTTAACAATTTGCATGGGTGCTCGTTACACGCCAGGCAGAAGGCTTGAGGGTTCTGCGCGTGAGCATTCGCCGCTGCGGGTTGGCCTGCCTGAACTTCAAAATCTCTGCGGTCAGCTTTGCATTGTAACTCGTGCCAATGCTCGATTGTTCGCGGATAAGGATGATAGCTCTGACAAGGCGCACACCACGGCTCACTTGCTGCGGGTTCAGGCTCAACATAAGCGTTTACTATTTCGTTGATCGTAGGTTGTTCGTGGATGTCGTGATCGTCGGCGGCAGATGATTCAGATCGTCGCGCTCGTTCGGTGCGCCAAGGTTCTGCGGCACTGGTGCTTAACTTGGCAAGCTCCCAATGGAACTCAATATCTTTCGCTATCTGCTTGCGCTGACATTCATTCAATACGCCGCACCACTCCTTGTCCAAGAAACGCTGAACGACGCGAGCCAGTGACGGTTGCTCAACTTCGCTCGCCGCTGCGGGTTGGCCTGTCTCGGCTGCGATTGCAGTTAGCTTCTTGTCTGCTTTGCGTAGAGCGTTGTAACTATCGTCAAATGTTGTCATCGCTTTTCTTTCTGCTGCCAACCTATCGTTAAAGTGAACACTAGAAGCGGTATCCGCAATTCACCTTTCCAACATGGGGATTCGGCCTTGACGTAAGCCCACGGCTCATAATCGCGAGTAATGATTATCCAAATCGGCATCGTTCTATTCCCCGCCTGGCGGTACGTGGCACTCATCGTCTCGTGGGCGTCCACAGACTTGGAGATCGGTGTCAGGCAATTCGTAGTAGCACAATCCGCCTCCATCACCGCGCACGAAGTTGTGCCGTAGCTCGCTCTCAGAGAAGCACCTATGACCGCAGATGTCAGCCATTATCGTTGCTTGATGGCGGCAGATTCCCTTGTACGTTAACTCGGGGTCGTGTCCGCAGTGCTCCGCGCAGACGCGCTTACTGGCTGTGCGTTCTGAATCGACGGGGTTACATTCAGCGCAGTCTTTGTCGAATCCGCCGAGATGATTGTGGGCGCCAATTTGCTCTCTTAGACTCATGGTTCTACCTCGTTACGAATAGGCGGATCGGGAAGCGCATCAAGCGGTAGCCAGCCGACAGGCCTGACTCTCAGAACGTAAACAGTTTTTGTTGCTGGTTTCTCACCCATGATTTGCCTCACCTTCTGTATGATGGCGAGCGCAATTTAACGCTGCCTCTTCGGATGGCCGTGGTTCGCGGCACACAGGACAAAGAACACATGCGCGCTTTGTATTCCGTCTCGTGAATTAAATCTGCGCAATGACAACCGTACACAATCGTCAGGTTCCCAACAGCGGGAAGCCGACGCAGGGATTTGCGACAAGCGGAAAGAACGACACCGGGGCGAGGTTTTGGCGGCTCATTCAATACGCGGGAAATCCAACTTCTCGTTACAAGAATACGAAGCGGGAGAATGCGCAGCCGCAATTCGGGCAGAAGGTGAGGCTGAGTAAATGGGTAAAAGGAACAATTCTTTCAGAGCCTCAACCGCAAGAATTGTTTGCCGGCAATGCCCTTTGCAGTCGGCGCAATAGTGGTACGCCTCGCGATTCAGCATGGCGCGAACTTGCTCCACGAGCGTCAATGCCTCTGCAATTTCAGTAGTCTCAGCCATGCTTTACCTCGCGATCCTTTCGTTCCCATCCGCCTGTGCGCGCGTCCCAAACGTAATTGTCGTTATCGCCATGCGCGAAGAAGTCCAACGCTCGCACTGCACCCGCGCCGTAACCCGCGCGATTCAGAGCGTCTGCGCTATCTGCGCCCTCAAGCACTTCGCGCTTACCATCAAGCCAAAAGAACGTGAATTTCGTCTCAGCCATTACTACTTCCTCCTGTTCAGGGATGGTTCTCAGTTGTTAATTTCGCTTTACCAACTCCCGACACCCCTTTGGGTTAGAAGGGGGCGCCCTCATCGTCCCACCCGTCGTTTTCGGACGTTGTTGGCGATCCGTTGCTGGTGAATTCTCGCTTTGCGTTCGCTGCGTCTACCGCCGGAATGACGACGTTCATCATTCGCCCATGCAGCCAGATCATTTGAGTGCGAGAATTCCATTTGCCTAACTCTTTTACCATTGCCGGTCGCTCGCCAGGATTGTCTTTCGTGTACTTCTGGGGCACGTTCTGACCGTCTTGCTTGACTGCAAACGCCGTTTTAGGCGCTTTGCCTGAGTTATCACGCCATGCGCTGAATTCTACCGGCTTGGTGAAATCAATGTTTTCGGCAAGGTTCATAAACCGCGACGACGGAGCAGAATCAAAATCAAGGGATAGCACAACCTTCATTCCCTCGCCATCGTCAAGATGAATGTTCCAGCTTAGGAATTGTTGATCGTACTTATCTTCCGTATCGCGCCATTCGATCTTCGTGATGTAGCCGATCACCTTGTCGTAGCGCTTAACGTACTTTGTTACTTCGTCCTCGGTTTGGGGGTTCTGGACAGTGATTGCCTCGAATCCGTCTCGTGGGGTTTTCGATACCTGGCAAAGCGAAAAATACTTCGCGGCTAATCTTGTCTCGCCACTTCGTTGTTCTACTAACGGCATGTTGCCTCCTATGGTTTGAAATTCATCAGTTTAAGTTCTTCACGTTCTGTAGCGGCTTGGCTCTGCGCGGCGTTTAATAGCGCCGCAAGTGCCCTCAGTCGCTCTTTGTGCCACTCTCTTGATGCCTCAGCGGTATGAGCCTTGACCGCTTCCTCTTTGCATATAATCGTGACGTGAGCTTTCTTTTCGTCAACTTTGTATTCAGGTGGAGACTTGAGCATTGCATGAGCCTTGGCGAGATCGTATTCATCTCTATACCTCTCGGCTTCAAGACAGACGGTGCGATATTCGTTTGATAGCTCGTCATACTCCCTCGACCATCGGGAAATGTCTGCGCGTGTCTCCGTAAACGGCATTTAGAATCCGGCCTTTGACTCATTGGACTTTTTCTTTTCTTGCAGTTCGGTGAGTTTGAATGAAAGATTCTTGATCAACGCCTCCATATCTTCACTGTCAAACTCCGCGAACGGTTTCCCAAGATCGGTTTCATTCTTAATGTAGGCGTCAAGCGTGGCCGGACGCAGGGGCGGCATATAGCCCTCCGCATTCAGCAAGCGACACGCTTTCCTAACCCCATCCTTTAGCGCCGTCATTGCTCCCGCCTCAGCTTGCTCAGGTGTGGGGTTGCGCGGAGCGTCTTGAATCTGCGCGTCTGCTTTTGCTGCCGCTGCCGCATCTTTGGTGACGGCTTCGCTGTGGCCGTTTGGCGGCAATTCAGGATTAGCAATGGCAAAGAAAATTCCTTGATTGCCAGCCGCGATCATAATCGTCGCGAAACATGCTTGCTGCGCGTCGGCCTTGAGGTCTAATACCTCTCCCGTCTTTTTCGCGATACGAGCGATTTCTAATACGTGGTTTTCAAACCCAGAAGTTCTTTCGTCTTTCGTCATTCCCATTCATCCTTCTCGGCTACCATGCCGTTTTCGATAATGAATTCACAATCGGCGTCCTTGCCGACTACTTCCAAAAACACCTGGCACTTATTATCTTTTGCCCACTGACGCAATGCGGCTTGGTGTTGCGGGTCTAATAGCGATCCGCGGCGCATTAAAATTGCCTTGAGCTTCGGCTGTTGAGCAAGCGCGATCGCCGCCGCCGTAATGACTTGCTGTTCTTGTGATGCTTGTTCAAAGGGGATCCCATTTAACAGAACACCGTCATCCGAGAATGAAAGTCCAGGAACGGGAAACCTCGCCTTTGCCAGTTGCTCAGATTTCGTCTCGTCAATGCGCTCTAAGGCAAGTGTGAGTTTTGTTGACTCGGAGTTCTTCGCTCTGAGTTCTTTTTCAAGTTCTCGCTTGCGTTCATTGGCGGTAACCTTGCGGTTGGTTTCCTCTGCTTCTGATAGTTGAGTTAGAAGTTCAGATGTATCAATCGGCTCGGGGGCTTTGGTCATTTCCGCGCTGGCAAGTTCAGCGGCTTGCGCCCATAGAGTTGCTGCCTTTTCCTTTAGCTCAACGGCTCGTTTACGTAGCAATTCGATTTCAGCATCGCATTGGCTTGCTTGTTCGGTTAGATTATCGATCTGCATAGCGCGGCGTTCGCTGTCGCGCTTGTGGCTTTCAACGCTTTCGTTGTGCTCCGCCGCCGCTTTTAGTTGTTGCTGAATGCTTGCGACATCTACGGCCTGAACGTCATCGTAGTATTCGGCTCCGGCTACTTGCCCTTCGAGAAGCTTGATTTCGCGGTTAACTCCTTTGCGTTCTTCGTACAAAGCAGAGGCTTGAGCGTCAAGATCGGTAAAGTCAATGCCGACCGTTTTGCGCAAGATTTCCACTTGCTCTTTACTGCCTTTCAGCAGAAAGTCGTCTGGCTGCGCGGCGCTTGCATTGTAAAAGCGGTTTGCTAACTCTTGCGGGGATTTAACTGGCTCGTCTTGTCCGTCAAATTTAATGACGAGTGTATCGCCCTTTTTGGTGAAGCGACGCTCGGCAGTCAGTCCGAAATCAGACTCGCGACTCTCAATCTTTAAGGCACTACGTCCTTTTTTCGCGCCCCGTCGCAGAGGCTCAACTGGCAGAGCGCGGCCACCGCATAGCGTATAGCTAACGCAATCAATCAGCGACGATTTCCCGTTTTCATTCCAGCCGCCGATTTTCGTTAGCTCGTCGGTTGGTGAGATTGCCGCCGCGTAAAGACGCTTAACGTTTTCACCCTCAAGTTGAACAATGCGAAGATCGTCGGGAATTTCAATCTCGCTGTTCTTCGGTATCTTCTCGCTCATCTTCGCCTCCTACTCCGTCTGGTGATGTTGATTTAGTTAGACTCACGCCTTCCGTCCTTTCGCTGTCTTGCCTCTCGCGATTGCCACAATTTCGTAAACGTCTTGGTAGTGTCGTTCAAGGCGTAGTTGCTCCCAACTTCTATCGCAAGACTCGCAAAGAATGTTGTTTTCCATCGCGGGTTTGTTGCAAAAATCGCATAATCGGCAATTGGGCGGTGCGTCTTTGAACTCTTGTAATTGTCGCCGTAAGCATTCTTCCGGATCGCCCGACCAAAACGCAGGCCAGCCAGTTCGCTCCCACAAGACGCACTCGGCGAATCCATCGTCCGCTTCGGGGAAGTAGTCTCTGACTATTTCGAGTGGCGACTTGCTCCACTGTTTGCCTTGTGCTTCGCCCATCTTGCGTTTACTGCCTTTCGCGCCGAATCGCTGCGTTCCTTTGCGGTCATTGATTTTGCCCTAGCCGGGCCGCCCTTAAGCCCACCCTTCCTGCCAAGGGCTACGGCGTTCGGGTCTTTGCGTTTCTTTTTCATAAGCGGTTACGAATGCACAATACAGTAGCGGTCACGTATCTGTCAAGTTAATTTTGATTTATTTTGAGAGGTTGCCGGAGTAGCTGCGCAAAGAAATACCGAGGGGTGGTTCAGGCCCCTCGGCTTTCTTAGCACCGTTTGCTTGTAGTCTACCGGAGTAGGCTGGGTGAACCACGGCGCGGCAGAAAGAACAATAGCAAAAAGTTGTTGCATTCTCAATTAGTTTAGGCGCATACTCATTTCGCTTGTAGTTTATGGGATTCTTGCTTTTCTAATTCCACAAACCCATAGCACAAACCGTCAACGGGAAAGAGAGCCACGAGGCTCAGGTTTCTCAAGACTCGTGAATACCGAAACACAAAATCATCGAGTCAATCGCATCTGCGACGGAGAGTGACCGGAAATGTCAGTAAGGGGCTGACGGACTGCATTGCGAAAACTAATCGCACCAACGCTGAAACTGGTTGATGTTTCCTCGGCTAACGACCGAGCACTTAGCGCGTGTGTCCAAACGTGACCTTCGCGGAGAAGGGCAAATACTAAGCAAGCGGTCTTCGATCTGAAATAGCGATCTTACTTTCTCGTTAAAACAGTTTCAAAGAACTCTCAAGAGGGGATCACGAGGGATAAGTGAATTTGTCTCTACTGAAAATCAACTCCCTGAGCCGCAGGAAAAGGAGCGTTGTGTCGCAACATGCAGACTGACTATATTTGTTGCTGCGATCATTTCAGCTCTGAGTTTAAGGCCGCTGCAATTCGTTTCCCCGTTTCATGTCCGGCTTCTACGTCGTCGGCCCAATCAAACCAGATTCGCGCAATGTAATTGTCTTCAGCGTCAATGATCGACCCCGCAACGCCCTCTTCAGTTAGCTCGTCTGTCCGCAATAGGTAGTTATCTTCATTTGGAACGTATCGAACAGGTAATTTCATCGTTCCCTCCAATCACTCAATATCGTTTCCGTTCTCATCTTTTCCGGCTGCCAAGTTTATAATCGAAACTAGTAGTACCTCAGCAGAATTGGCGTTATCGTCACCTGCCCAGTCCCTCAGTTTGGTTCTAATAGCGTCTAAGATGGCTTGGGCGTTGTGTTCGCGGTTTTCAAGTTCCTCAATCTTCTCAAGTAGTTTCTTCTCTGGCCGCTTCGGACATGCCATCATGTGATCGGCCATTATCTGCTTTGCGGTTGACTCCCAGAATCCCTGTTCGTTCAGTGTCAGCCCGTGGAGCGTCAGTTCTGCGCAATAGATACAAGTTACATCGCCATTCTCGCGAATCAGCTTATCCACCGCGTCGGCATGTTCGGTTGTGCCCGTTAACTGCTCAGAAATCAGTCGGGCAATGAGACTGCTTTCCGGCGCGGGACGCGGGGAACTTTCAAGACTGGCTAGGGGGTTTTTGTCTTCATTTACCTTCATTCTTCGCCTCCAACTGTTTACGTATTTGTTCACGAGATTCAAGCAGTGAAACAGCAGCAAGTAAGTTTTCAAGTTTAGGTAGCACGGTCAAGTAAGGATGTGTTGCGAAAAACGAATTACACTCTTTTACCCAAATCCGCGCCGCCTCAATTACTTCACGTTCTGAGATTGCAACTAGATCAGTTTCAGGCAGTAGGTTGTTCATTGCTTTTGCTTTCGCGCTCGATTCTGTCGTAAGTGTAGTTTTGATTGCTGTGCGTGTTTGGGTCTGCGAAGCCGAATGTTTCCGTGATGACATCAAGCACATCGCTACTGCGAGTGATTAACGAACGATCCTCGCTTCCTAGCCACCACGAGCTATCCGGCATGTGCCAGTGCTTCAACTCCAAAGCGGCACGAGCTAACAACGCCTCGTCAGCGAAAATAAACCGATGAAATTTGCGGGTTCTCATTTTTGCCTCCACACAGTCTCAGGGTGCATTCGCTCATCACAGGAACTCACGTCAATCCATGCTAGTTGTTTCAATTTCGCCTCGAATCGATGGCCGCGACATCTGCCTTTTTCGTCGTAATCATCACAGGCGGGAATGAACTCAAAGCCAGCGGCCTTTAGTTCTTGAAGCTCTGCGCGAACTTCGGCATCTGTTGACGGTTTGCCTTCGACGGTAAATAACTCGCTCAGGTCCGGTAGCCGTTCCGCGTAATCGATTGCAATCACAAGATGTAACGTCTGACCACTTTTCATTTTGCCTCCGTTATGACGCAATCATTTCGCTTCTCATATTTCGCAGCACACTTCCCGCACACCAACATACAACCCGCGCCGTTCTGATGTTCTTTTGCAATTCCGTATTGAACGTGATGGGTTGAGTGACCGTTGACGGTTATTTCGCCATCAAGATGCGCGACTACGTTGGCGCACTTGGCTGCATGGTCGCCAATGAATCCGGCGGAAGGGTTTGTTTGCATGAAGCAAGTTGCCATTGCGTTTATCTGCCCTAAACGAGCAAGGGCATTGTTTCATAAAAGAAACTCAGAGTCAAGGAAATAAGTTGCATCTCTGAAACTTTTCTGTTAAGGTCTGTTTCCGTGAGCAAAACCTTACTAAATCCCGAGCAGGCAGCGGCGATACTCGGCGTGACACGGCCAGGATTCGTCAAAATGTACAAACGGGGCGACATCGAGGCCGAGATTATCGTTGGGCGGCAGGCATTCTTTACGCCACAGGCCGTTGCTGGCTTAAAACGCAATCGGGCGAAGTCGGGTAATGGCGAAAACGGTAGTCGGCCTAAAAAGAAGCGTTAGATTTTCAGCGTGAAGGAGTGGTGATGGCGAAAACAGCAAAGCTACTAAATTTCAGCGTTTGGATCGACACGATTGAGTGCTACAAGTGCGCGATGGTGTTTGGAATGCCGATGGACTTCTTGCGCCGCCTTCGTGAAACTGGCGATTCATTCTATTGCCCGAACGGTCATAGTCAGGCATTCATAAAGTCAGAAGTGGACAAACTCAGGGCGGAGCTTGAGCGCGTGAAGGCAAGCAGTCAACGGGAAATTGAATGGCAAAAGGGGCAACGGCTGGTTGCCGAGAAACAGTTGATTGCCAAGAAGGGGCAAATTACCAAACTCAAGAACCGAGTCTCGAAAGGTGTCTGCCCGTGCTGCAATCGTTCATTCAGCAATCTACATCAGCACATGACGACGAAACATCCAGATTATGCGACTAAGGATTAGTTCTTTAACTTCTGGTCGAAGCTGAGAGGCGCTAGTTCTTTGAAATCGAGATTCACCAAGGCCGTTGAGCTGGATCGTTTTCAGCCAGCTATCAAGACAATCGACCGCCTGCATTCCGAATGAGTAAGGCGGTTTAGAGTCGCTGAATTGGGGCGTGACAACTAGCGATGCTTAACGAGGGCATTCGGGATAACGGCCATTATGCGAAGCCTGAACGGGAACATGTCCGACAGGCCGGATGCGATGCCGACGACACGCCTGAGCATCGCTACTCGATTTGGAATTTATCGAAGTTGAGAGGGGTGAGATGGTTAACGGATTTCATTCTCATTATTGTCCGCGCTGCGAAGAGGACAAGGACTGCGCATTGACGCATTGCCACCGAGGAGCGACTGCTTTGTGTGCTGATTGTGCTTACGACGATTACGTTAAGGAGCAGGCTGCGAAAGGGGAATCAGATGTACTACGAAGAAAAAGTGATTAACGGGATTCTTCACTACAGAGGAAATCCGGACGACGAATTTACGCCGTACACAATCGAACGGCTGACTCAAATGTATCTTGACCGCGATCAGGCTGCTACGGCCTATAATCAGCGACTTCAAGAAGTGCGCACGATTGTGAATTAAACTTCTGGTCGAAGCTGACGCGCAAGCGTGTGGGAATGACCCCTTATTACCAAGACGAAGCAGTAACGATTTACCACGGAGACTGTCGTGAGATTCTGCTGTCTTTGCCGAAGGTTGATTTAGTGCTGACTGACCCGCCTTATGGCGTGGATTTTCAATATGATTCGCACGATGACAACTTGGAAGGTTGGCGCACTCTGATGCTGCTTCTTGTGGGATGGGTGAAAGCGAATGCCGACATGGGCATTTTGCCGTCATGTCAGATAAATCAGCTCGAGTGGATTTATAAAACAATCCCGCCCGATTGGTTGATTTGTTGGTACAAAGGATCGCCCGGACACGCAGCGTATATCGGATTCAATGATTGGGAGCCTCTGCTAGTTTACGGAAAGATTCAGGGGCTTCAGATGCACGATTACTTTTATGCTCAACCAGTACCGCCGAATGGTCATCCTTGCCCGAAGCCTCTTCAGTGGGCAAAGTGGCTTATTAACAGAACGAAAGCGCAAACGATCCTTGATCCGTTCATGGGCTCAGGCACAACTCTTCGAGCCGCTAAGGATCTCGGCAGAACGGCAATCGGCATAGAAAAGTCAGAAAAGTATTGCGAGATAGCAGCGAAGCGAATGAGTCAGGAAGTATTTCAATTCGAAGGTTGAACTTTCAGGTCGAGGCTTTCCGCTACCGAACAGGACAGCTTCGGCCTACCAGATGTTGCGCGGCGAGTGGCGGAAATGGCAGACGCGCGGAATGCCCGTGAGCACTAAACGCGATGAGGTGCTCGATTGCAGGTTCGAGTCCTGTCCGCTGCGCAACTGTCCTGATATTTGAAAAGTTTTGCGCGGCTCCGTCCCTGCGGTTTGCCGTAGCGGGTTAGGCGGTCGTCACCTAGGAAGGGCGATACGCTCAGGCTGGTTTCATGACGAAGCCGGGTCGCGCAACTTCAATACTCAAGGCTGAGAGGAGTAACCATGCGACATCTAGGACGCCTTATACCAAATGAGATCGTGTTGAATTACGAGAAGAAGGTTGCCAGCTATGCCCTTCAAGACACGCCTGTTCCTCTTTGGCGCAGGTTGTTGAGGTGGTGGAGGAGAATATGAGAATCCAGTGGAGCAAGCCTGATATTTTCGGCATCAAATGGGAGAACGGCCCGAATCGAGCGGCATCGCCGCTAACTGAAATCTCTCAGAATGATTTTATTCGTTACTTCCATTGTGGGCCTTGGGGATTGGAAGGATTGAACTACGGTGGCTCCGCGCCGCTGCCCGATGCCGATCCTAATGACCGTCAATGGTGGTATTCGTGGCATTACTACTTTTTTCATCGTGAAGCTGTCGCGGTAGCCGAACGCTATATGAAGAAATCGGATGATCCGCCAAAGGCTGGAACGTGGATCAGCAAAGATGGCGACGGCTATGGTTACGACGTGCATTTCTATCTCTTGGGCTGTCAGCATCCAAATTGGAAATGGGACTCACCGCGAATGCACGACCAGCACGTAAAGTGCCCTGATTGCGGATTTGAAGCCACTTACGATAGCTCTGGGTGATCATCTGTCATGCCACTTCACGATCTACGGTCTGCTTTTTGTTCCGCGATCAACTTGCGTAATTCTACCGCTCTTTTTCGCCTCGCGCGGCGGTCGTGTTTCGTTATCAGCTTCGCTTTCTTTTTCAGATAACTTATCGCTCGCCCAAGATACTTTGTGTTTCGCTTGAACGCCTCAAGACCGCGATAGCAACTCTTACATACGTCGCCGTAGTCGGCGTCATTTCGGCAAATCAGACACTTCATTGTCAAAAAATCTTGCGGCTTCCTCTTTGTGACGTGCTTTCAGTGCGCCCACTTCCGCTAAGGCGCGGCTGTTGAATGATCGCAACGCCTCAATTTCTTCCGACGTGTCACAGACGGCGGCAAGCGTCTTACGATGAATAAACCGCTCAGTGTTAATTGTGCTGTCCTTGTGCTCGTCGTAGTAAATGCGCTTACCCGATATTTTAGTGATTGTTCCCGTGCGTCGGAAGAAGCCATCTCGTAACATACTTTCCGTGAAAAGGAACCGTCCAACCTTCGGAATCTTGTCTATTGCCATCACTCAACCATCCTCTCGCTTTTAGGTGTGAGACGCTAGGCAACGTAAGTACGTGGTTTGCCCAACTTCACGGCGTCTACTAAACGGCGCAAAGATTTAACCGCGATTGCGTCTTGTCGGATTTAAGGTGTGAGCCCGCTGAGGTGTCTCAGTTTTCGCGCGCTGCTTTGTCTTATCCTTGCGGCCCTACTATGGTCAGGGGACGTTACTAGGGATCGGAATTACCGAAGTTTCAGACAGTCTGCCCCGCAACTTCCGTTGCGCCCTGCGGCACGTTTTCCTATCAGCCAAGCAGCCAACCGATAGGGTTCTACGCTATTACTCAAAAGCGTCATAGGTAAAGCATCCGACAAAAGTTGATTTAGTACGGGTTGAAAGGAATCGGAAGGACTTCAATTTTCAACCTAGTCTCAACATGCCCAAGATACGCCGATTTAAGTTGTAACGCAACACTTTTTTTGATAGGCTTCTAAGTGAGCAAGCTCGTTCAACCTGATCTCAACAATCAGCACGGCCCGTTAGGTTCCTAAGCAGCACCTAGCGGGTTTCGTGTTTCTCCAGCAACCTCATTGAATTTCATAGACATCCCTACTAAATGCGGCGTACAATCCGCCCGTGCGAACTCAACCCATTGGCTATAAGATTGGTATCTGGCTTCACTGTTTATTCCGCCTTCATCGGCGCGGAGTTATGCGCTTTCGCAATGAATCAGGTTCACGGAGGTGGACACGCTGGGTTTGCGCGGATTGTGCCGAGATGGAGGCGCGGTGAAAGTAATCGACCCTGACGACGAGACAATCGTAATTCCGATCAATCGGCGCACTCATAAAGTCTCGACTAGAGACGAGACTGATCTACATCAAACCGTCTACATCGAACCCCTCGATACTGAACCAAAAAAGCAGGAGGAAGAGAAATGATTCTATTACTTGCAGGGTTAGGCTTGTCGTGTTTGCCAACCCTTCTAATTTGGGCGCTGATTGTCGTCGTCTTTCTTTTGATTCTGTGGCTCATTCTGAGCAAACTACCCGCGCCAATCAACGCTTACGCTCAGTGGATCGTATTAGTGATCGCGCTGATTCTGTTACTGATCCTTTTGATTCAGTTCGCGCAGGGTGGATTACATTCGATTTGCTAAGGAGAATCTATGAAAAGACTCACATCGATTGCTTTAGTCGCAGTCCTGGCTTACGCAACACTTGGTTTTAGCTGCAACAAGGCTATGCTCTGTGATGACGTAATGACAGGATTTCAGTTAGCGTCAACTCAGTTTCCAAACGATCCTATCTTCGCGGAGTTGAGCAGAGACGGACACGTAATCTGCGATGCTGTGCGCAACGGAAAGAAGGACATCGTACCTGGTCTGTTGAGAGCCTTTGTGCCACGGTTCGATGCCTTCGTTGCCCAGCATGGTCAAAGCAGAGGGCTGGCACTCGTAGACATCGGCCTCCATATTCTGTTGAATCATTTTCCGCCTGCGCCGTCGATTATCGCGAGCCAAGAGAACTCAGTGCTGGCGGAGTACGCTGCTAAGCCGGTCTGGGGCTGTGGTTATTATCCAGAGAAGTGCAAGAACGGCGTACCGAAAGATTGAAGCGAAGCGTCTACACTGTGAAACTTGCTGCGGGCGACAGGCTTGATGTCAGCGCCACGGATAAGATCGTGGGACGCATCGAACTAATCTTCGGTCTATTGTTGTTTGTGTTTGTGGTTGTGCCGCTGGGACTGTTTGGGAAGGTGGTTAGGCGGTGGCAGTAACGTGTTCGCATTGCGGTGAGGAAAATTCATCCGAGCAATACGCATGTTCTTATTGTGGCAAACCTTTACGTCCTCAGACAGAAGGTGAATCGTGAATGAGACAAAGCGACGAAGACAGAGACAAGCACCAAATTCCCCGCGATGACGTTGTTGATCACGGCGACATAGTGCCCCGCCCCGATCCAACCACACTTACAACTCGCCAGCTTGAGCGGGAGATTGCCGCGCTTTCTGAAATCTTTGAAGCTAAGTTGAGGGCGCTTACCGAACGAATCAATACTTTTGAAACTGGAAGCAAGGAAGCCTTGGTTGCTGCTGCCCAGAACATTCAGACCGGACTAGACAAGGCCGAGAAGAGTATCGTTGTTTCGATTGATAAGGTTCAGACCGAACAGCGCAATGCCCTAACCGACGCGGAGAAACGAGTCAACGAGAAGTTTGAAGGAATGATCAAGTCGGTTGATGAAAAGTTTGCGCAGCACAGAGTAGTTGACGATGAGAAGTTCCGTAGTATCGAGGTTCAATTCACAGAACGTGATAAGCGAACTGAACAGCTTTCGATAGCTGACAAGACCGCTATCGCCGCCGCACTTCAAGCGCAGAAGGAATCAGCGGTCGCAACAAACGTGAGCAACGCAGCGGCCATTGCCAAAAGTGAGAGTGCTTTTACAAAACAAATCGACCAAATAGGAACGCTCATTGGTTCAACGGCTAGCAGCATGAACGACAAGATCAACGATCTCAAATCACGCTTAGATCGCGGCGAAGGTCGGACAGTTGGAACGCAAGAAACTAAAATTGAGCAGCGGGACAATAGTAAATACCTGATTGCCGTTTTGGGGTTAACACTCGCGATCCTTGCGTTTATCGTAGGCAGAGGCGGACTTCATTAAAATGGACGACCTTGATTGGAAACTCTGCTGGAAATGCTTAGAACGCAAGCCTTCGCGGGAATTTATTTCGCCATTAGATGAGGAGTGCTTAGCTTGCAGAATAAAGAGCGACAAGGCAGATGATTATAGTGTAATCTCTTGTCGTGCGGCGAGATTGAGGGTCAAGCATGAGAATCTTTCACGAAGTTGAGCACGGCAGCAATCTTGATTTTCTGCTGCGCGGGTTTCTGGGTGCCGTAAACAAGGGCATCGAAGGGTGGCAGCGATCTTATGATCGCCGCACGTTAGTCATCGCCGCACAAAACAAGGAGTCTGCTGACCTCGATCAACTCAAGGATTTGATTGACAAAGCAGATGAGGCAATTAACCAAACAGAAGGAGCATAAGTAAAATGGCAACACTTCAGGACGTAAAAGATGATTTCGCAAAATTCGTAGCGGACGTGAAAGCAAAGGTGGACGCGCTCAAGGCACAGGTGGACGCTGGGCAAGCAATCGAATCAGCCGACCTTGATACGCTCAAGAGCGCAATCGACGCGGCAGACGCAGACCTGAATCCGCCTCCGGCCTAAACTGAAAATACAACGTGACTGTAATACTCCATCTCTCGCTAGAGGTGTAAGTTGAACACATGTCAGCACCAGCATCCCAGATTCGCGCTGTCCCTCACGTTAGGGACGGGAGCGGAACTACATTGCCGAAAACGCCGCAAGGAGTGCTATCTAAATTTGTCGCGGCACTTTCACCGACTAATTGGGAGCACGTGACAGTCAACAAACAAATTGACTCGGTAACGATGCCCAAGTGGGTTGCTGTTTGCATACTTGGCGCGTTCTTAGCTTTCATGGGGCAGTCGTGGTGGGCACGGTCAACCGACCACGACGCCATGATCGAGATTAAGACCGAACTCAAACTCACTAAGGAAGCCTTAATGGCTAAACAAAAAGAGGACACCGACAATCAGCACGAGATGCAAGCGTGGCGCGAAGTTATGAATGGCAACTTGAAAGAAATCAAGGGCATGTTAAGCCAGCAGCAACTCGACCTAATCGACAAACGCAAACAAAACTAAGGAGAATTCCCCCGACATGTCCAAAGCAACGTACATAATTATTTGCGATTCGGAAGTGGGGATCGCGCTCGCTGATTCATCCCTTTCGCCTAACCTAAAAGAAAAAGTCTCGTCCGCTTCTGCCGCCGCCCGCAATCTCGCTATGTTTATGGGCGACTCGCTCACTGAAGCGGATGCTAATCGTCTCAGTGCGATTCTTCATTGGTTTGAAGATGAAGCAAACTCGCACAAGGATCAAGTGCCCGCCAAGGTTACTGAACTAATCGAACTCTGCGAAGAGATTGGCGGCGTTACGGGCTAGTTTCGTTCTCTGCGTTTACGTGATCGAAACGGCTTGGTTAGCGCCTCTTCTGGTGTCATGCCTCGCGCGATGCGTGAACGCACGTTGTTATAGTCAAGCTGCCGTTCTTCGACCCATTCAACCACCGTCCGATTGTGACCATTTAGCGTGGCGCGCAGATTGTTACTTCTGTTGCGGCCTTGCTCCACTCTTGTAGCCCGCCGAATATTACTCGGCTCGTAATTTCCATTTGGATCGGGATAGCGATCAAGTGAATGATCTGAGCTAGGCCGAGGTCCTACATCGGCTAAAAAGTCCTCGAAATGAATCGCGCCAACGGTCGCAAACTTGAATACCGCGACCTCCGTAAGAATTATAGGCATGATTCTGAGGATTCAAGCAGCGGTCTTTCATGTGCGCCCATGCGTTATATTCTGGGCTTGCCTTCTGCTTGCAATGTCCATGTTTAGTGCTAGGATTTGGAATAGCCATCTGAAACCTCCATCATAGGTTTTGGAATGAGTCGTCAGCGGACAGAACCCGTTGGCGACTTTGGCTATTATAACACGGCGCATGTACCTGGAAGGGTCTGACTTTACTGGCCCGTGGCCGCACAGTCTGACTGGTCTGAATTAAATCCAGCAGCGTGAGTGGCTACTGCTCCGCGTCACTCAACCTTATCCTCTCAGGGTTTCAGTCTCTAAATCCTCGTCTCACGCGGACGCCGTAAGGGATGCGGTCAGTCGGCTTACTCTTGGCCGCTTTCCAAGTCTGCTTCTGCGGCTTCGGATCGAACGCTGAAGTCATCAGACAGCTCGGCGCAAACCTCAGCGTAGTCACTTAACGGAATGCTTCGCGTTAACTCATCAAACTTTGCTTTTACCGCTTCAACAATTTCTGAATTGCTCATGGTGATTCTCTTTCTTGATGTTATGCAGCCTCGTACCCTTGCGCCTTACGGATTGCGTTGACGGTCGGCGCTTTAACTACGCGAACGCGAGTTTCATTCTCGTGCGAGAAGCCGATAGCCTCTTGCAACATTTCCTGAAGCCGCTCGGCGGTTACTTCAAAGCCATCAGCAACCCAAACCTCGCTAACTTCTATTTCCACTGTCCACTTGTAGAACTTGTTAGGATTCGGCTCGTTGTCCATTGTCTCAACCTTTCTGCCGCTCGGGCATCTCATCCTTGATATCGTCGTCGTGCGTCTCTTAAAGCACTTTGTTTCGAGGCGTAAACCGTCCGGCCATTGCGGGCAATCTGAATCAAATGGTGTTTAGCGAGGTCAGGCCTACCAAGTTCAATCAGTCGCGTGTAAGTCTCAGATCGGTAGGAAACAGTCAAGGTACGGCCTGTAAAACCCGCAGGCTCGTCAACTTTCTCAGCGCGGTAGATTGGCCCAAAGCCCGGTCTAAATCCTACCTGTCCGACGAATCCCATTGTCTCAACCTTTCTGCCCGTAGGCGTCTCTCGTTGCTTTCCGTGGTTTCCGTTTTCGCATAGAGTCACCGCGAGCCTTAGCTAGTGCGTCCTTGCAAACCTGTTCTAACTGCTCTTGGTACTCAGGCCGTGGCTTAAGCCACCGCCGTCGCAAACGAATTGCGATCCGTTGCAATAGGTGATTGCAGGGGCACCGCAGTAGCACCAGACGGCCTTAGTGGTTTTATCGGTGATAATCTGACTGTACATCCAAGATGGTAAGTTCATTGTTTCTCCTTGACTGGTTGCTTGTTCATACGTAGCGACATCCTCAGCGAAGATGCCGCTAACCTACCAAAGCGCACCGTCACTGACTGTTACGTCTGTCTTGCGGATATGCTCGAAACAAAGTCTTGCCGTCGCTTGCGATCAGATAGACATCACACAGGCGCGAGTTGGCTTGCATCTCTGCCTCGGACTGTAGCCCGTTCTTGTCGCCTGAGCGATAACGCTGTGTTTCGGCCTCGGTTAGTTCTATCTTGTAATTGTTGCTGTCCGTCATTGCCCCTTCTCCTTTGCTTGTTGCTGCTGTGTGTTGGTTAGTATCTCGCTGCCGGATGATCTGCATTAGCCACGTAAATGCGGAAATGAGCCGTTCCTGCTGGTGGCCGATAGGTGTTGAGGTCAACCACGTTCACGTAGATCATTTCCGAGCGGCTGCGAACCCAATTCTCAACACGGTCAATGTTGACATCAGGCGCACAAGCCCAAGCACAGCGAGACGCACCATTGCTTGCACCGCCCCAGCCAGACATAAACTTATCCTTAGCAACTACGCCCCATTGATGAGTTGCTTTCTGCGCCTCTGTACGGTCGTCTTGTTTAAGGGAATTATATCTTTGACTCCCGTTTCTCATTTTTCTTCCGTTTCTTCTTCGTCTTACGCTTGCGGGGTTTCTTCTCTTTAGACTTCGGGCGATAGGTCAAAACAATGTCCGTGATCGCGTCTAAAGCCTCACGCGGTTTCATGCTGTTAGCTCCGCGTAAGTGATGCGCTTGTCCTTAACGGCATCAATGAAGGAATCGAGCCGCTTTAAGGTGTGACGGCGCACGTCACCCGCGTTCAGCCGGAAAGTAAATTCGTCAACGTAACGCTCTGTGTGCTTCTTGCTGATGTGGTGATAGACGCCGTTGACGCCGCGCTTCATGACGGCCCAAACAGACTCTATGCTGTTCGTGTTAACCGGGCCGCGTGCGAAGTGTCCAGCACTGTGATTGACAGCGGCGTGTTTGAAGAAAAGCCCGTCAAGGCCAGAGTAGCTGTGATGCTCGTCGCTGTAGATGGTCGATCCGATTTCGATGTTATCGAAAAGGCATTGTTGAATCGTGCCAAGATCGGAACCGTCCAGAACAAACGCCTTAGTGTTGCCGCCGCGCTCTCGCATTCCGAGCACTGGAGTTTTGCCAACCGAACCGCGTCCCTGTTTCAGCTTTTTGTTCTCGTGCTTGTTAGACTCACGACCGCCGATGAACGTCTCATCAACTTCGATAATGCCGCGTAGCTTCTCTATATCCTTCCCGCAAGCCTCGCGGAGACGGTGAAGCATGAACCATGCAGCCTTTTGGCCGATCCCGATCTCCTTCGCCAACTGTAGCGACGAAATGCCCTTGCGGGCCGTCACCATGAGATACATCGCATAAACCCACTTGTGAAGCGGAATATGCGACCGCTCAAAGATAGTTCCCGTTCGGACAGTGAAATCCAACTGACAAGCGTTGCAGCGATAGTAACCGCCTTTCCGCGTTGTGATGCGGTCGCCCTTTTTGCAAGTCGGACACGTCGCACCGTTGGGCCACAGTCGGCCCTCAAGGTAGAGACGGGCCGACTCTGCGTCAGGGATTAACTCGAATAGTTGGAAGGTTGAGATTGTGCTGCGGCTCATTGCGCCTCCCCGTGATCTGCGCGAGACAGCCCGCACTTCGTACACCCATCTGAGTTAGTTCCAAAACGGCCTACGCACAGCCCCGCCTTAAAGCCTTCAGATGATCGCGTCCAGCAAGGGCAAGTCATCAGGTGTTTGCCGAATACCGTTCTGTGCGACTTCGGATTTGACAGCGTGACGGTAGCTCTCAGATCACGGGCGATCTTCAGCATCATAGCCTCAGTAACGAAATCGCCGCTATCGCGGATTTCTACTACGGGACAAATGCAAGCTACGTCGGTCATTGGCGGAACCTCCCGTCAGTGCCAACCACTGCGATCAGTGCCTTGAGTGACGATTCGGTGGGTACAGGGCCAGCTACAACTTGGGACGCTGCGCCGAAGTAACCATCACGACCTACGGTGTCATGCAAATAGAAAGCGTACCATTGATTGCTCTCCGGGTCGGGCGATAGGCTTAGGCCGTTTGTTTCCGCACCGCAGTCGCTATCACACGAGATTTCATGTTTGATGCCGCAAGAAAAGGAATCAATTACGGCCCACAGCGCACCGTAATGGTCGTGATGTTTGATGTAGTCCTCAGCCGCAGCTTGCGAGGCCCATTCAGAGACTAAATACCATTCGGGCACAGTGCCCGGCCCGCCAGAGTAATACACTTGAAACCGGAGCGGCTCTTCACTAGAATTTGGGTTGGTCATGACTTGATTTTCTCCTTAACACGGTGAATCAGGTTGTGGCTATGGCCTTGTCGGTGCTGTAACACTGGCAGGGCCGCTTCTTTGAACACCCTGATTCTCTCAAATTCTAGTGCGGGAGTCAAGCACCTAACGTGATTATTCTCGGTCAATGTGACCTCCTACGGTACGGGAGTTAAAGCTATAATTCCCTTGTTTAATCATCACTTCTGCTCCTTTGGTTGCTGCGTGTACCGGCCCGCTCGGATCATTTCGCGCATCTGACTCATGCTCTTCACGGAGCGGAGTCTCAGTCCGATAGTGTTAAGCGTCACAGGCCGGAAGTTTTCAAACGTCACAACCTGAATAGGTGTATAATTCAGGCTGCGATCTTTGAAAATCAGAAGCAGACTCTGAAGCCTTGTGAGTAGTAAGAATCGATTGGTCGGTTGCCCAGCCGCTCTTTCTGGATAATGTAGAGTGCACAGCCGCGCGGATCGCCTTGATGGTAAGCAAGCCAGTCAGGGTGTGCGGCCATGATCTTGTTCAGTCGCTTGAGTGCGCCAGCCTCACGGTCGGCAATCGAATAGCTATGATCCATGTTCTGACCGTAGTAACGACGTGGCTTGCCTTCCAAATAGATCTTCTCGAACGTTGCCGGGTGAACTGGGCAAATTTCAAGCGTTGGTTCGCCTGCGCAAATCGAACAGCTATAAGCGGGGATTTCCTCACGCTGAATCTCACCGTTGCATTCGGCCTCTGCCCAGCGGTGAAGGGTTAATTCAATTCGTTTTCGCTCCTATTTGTCCAAGATTCGCTTGGCCGCTTGCCGTGATTGGCGTCTTCAGTTATTTCTACAGCGAAGCGTATGCCACGCAAACCAGTGAAATTCCCTAACAAAAACGCGTCACCATTTGTAACGCTATTCCGTTTGGAATGAATAATTTACACGATTCTTGTAAGTCATTGAAAAGACTATTGATTATTTGGAGTGAATTTCTTACACTGAAGCCAAGCAACACTCTATTTCGAGTGAAGATTTTACATGAATCCCGTTCTTAAATTCACCGGCGAACGTCATTACCGCTCAAGCTGGAAACGACGATTGACGGTGCTTATTAGATTAGACTCGCTTAGTATTGATCACCTTGACAGTTCTCTACCTTATCAGAAGGGAAATGTGGTATTAACAACATGGCGAATCAATCGGGCTAAGTCTTATGATGAGTTTATCGCGGTCTGTCGGCTGATTCTGAACTATGCACAACGAGGCACGAGACATTGAGGCCGCAACACAGACTATTCGCTGCTGAGTACATTAGAAACGGCGGCAATGGCGTTCAGGCGGTATTCGCAGCTGGTTATAAGCAAGGATACTTCGCAGCCGGAGTAACTGCGCATCGGTTGCTTAAATCCGCTAAAATCAAAGCTATGATTAACCAAGTAACTGAAGCGGCTCTTCGTAAGGCCAAAATGGACGCTGACGAGGTTGTCGAAAGACTCTCAGATATTGCCCGCGCTGACATTGCTGATGTTCTTGAGCCTGATGGCTCTTTTAATATTTCCTCAGCAAAAGCCCGCAATAAATCAAAACTAATCAAATCACTGAAGTTTGATAAGGACTCTGGCAAAGTCATCGGATTGGAAACTTACTCCGCTCACGAAGCTCAGCGCGATGTCGGTAAAATCCACGCATTATTCACTGATAAAGTAGAGTCTTCGGTCTCTTCCTTCGACTTCTCATCCTTCAAAGCTAAAATGTCCCGTAATATCGCTAAATTAGCCAGTAACTCCGGCGATGATCCTCTTGAGATTGAGCGAGAATATCAAATAAGCTACGCCGACAAGTCAGACGAGGATTACTCTGCTGACCTGGACGCGAGTGTGCATCCAGAGGTGTGGCCCAGCGGTTCATTGCTCGATAAGTCTAACACCAGCAATGAGTTAGCGCCGCAAGAGAGCAATCTAGAACAGTGACTACTACCTATTGTGGTTTCAACACTTCTGGGTCGGCAAATCGAGATTATGTCAACACCGTACACAGCCAACCCTAATAGCCTCAGCCAGTTAGCTCGTTTAACACCCTTTACATAATGGACATTATCAGACGCAGATAGCTGTGTGCCGTGCGGCCATAGTGTCGCTAACCTACTGATACTAAGCTACTCAGGCCCCCTGCCACCTTGATCTTCCCTGCTGGCGGATAGTTGGAGGCCATGCCGGGTTTCGCAAGCCGGGACTCTTTCACCACGACTTCGCTATAGGGCGTTTTCCACTGATTTCCACGAGAGGGCATACGAAATAAGACATAGACAGCTACCGTAGGACTGTGTTACGGTGTGACGGTATGGCAACCGAGCTAAGAAGCAGGTCGTTTCGGATCGAGGATGAGGTATGGAAAGCAGTGCAGGCGCATGAGCTTTCTGCGAATCAGCTTTTGCGTCAGGCTTTAGGGATGCCGTCGAAGGCGATTCGATTGGTGGCGGGAGAGTTGAGAGACGTTACGCCTGAGAGTTGGAAAACTGGCGCGCCCCCTGTTAAGGGAACGATTACGGTTGGTCGCGCGAAGAAGAAGAGTGTTGCGGTAAATTTTAACCCTTCCGACTCCGCGACTGAGCCACTGCCATTGCCGGAAAATCACGGTATTGGATCGGCGGAGCAAGCGTTAGATTCTCAGGGACGGGTGAGACCGCACGCGATGCACTCAGGAGTTCGGCCTGTTCCCGGTTGTAAGCAGTGTGAGGGGATGAAATGAGCCGACAACCATCACAACAAGCAGCTTTTGAAATCGCCTACGCCTTAAATCAGAGCCACGTCACAGGTGCGCCGATTCACGAAATAACCCGCGCTCTCTTGGGCAATGCTTCAGACTTTGGCGACATCGCGGATGCGTTCGTGGAAATCGTTGCGCCGATAATTGAAGCAGAAATCCAGCCCGACATCGCGCTCCCGTCCGTTGACTGTCTGCATAACGACTTGGCGCGATCTGGCATTGCTAATCCGGTTTGGTTCTGCAAAAAGTGCGACGCGAATTTCAACCTTTGCCGATTCAAAGAACCAATGAATAATACCACCAAAGGACGCTGAGAAATGAAAGAATTACTCGTTAGGACGCCAAATCCTAAAGCGTTGGAGCAAACAATTCAGCACTTCGGCGCATTAGTAGGCGACCATCCTGAACCAGACGGTTCTTGTGTCGTTCGCGTCTTTCCGCCGAATGATCAGAAACTTGATTTTGTAAAGTTCGCGATCACAAATCAAGGCTATGCGGAAGTTGTCGGCGAGCGCGAAATTCAGCTAAGCACTGACTGTGTATCCGGCGATCCCGTTGTTTACATCGATTCGCGTTCACCAATGGAACCACGCGGCTTAGATCACTCTGAGCCATCGGAGCATAAGTTAAATGAGCACTCATCTTGGAAATTGTAAACGGCGAGGTAAAAATGGGTGGAATAAATATTTACGAACTGCAACTTGAGATAATGCGTGAGTGTTATGAGTTATGGCATGACCTTACGGGCGGAGAGTTGTGTTGGTACGTCGAAGCTGCCCCGTTCGTACCGGACATGTTTGACCGCATGGAAATCGCCAACCTATCAGGCGTGATGTTCCGGGGCTAACGTGATGGCCTACCTAGACCCTGGCGACTATTGGCGCGATCTGCAAGAATACTACGCACGGCAAGTGATCGAACTTCATGCGCGACATTTTCCGCAAGAAGATGAGTGGCCTGAAATAGTTCTCGAAGATATTTTAGATGCGGAGTACGTAACCGAATGAGCCAGAGCATATTTGACATCCCTGAACACGAACGTCGATTCCCCAGCCATCCTGATACGTTGCGCGGGAAAGAAGAAGCAGTAATCGAGGCGGCGATAGCCTGTAAGTACGCAGCAGCGCGCAACAATGAACCGCTATCGAAATACGGATTCAGCGTCGAACTTGAGCGTGCTGTCTGTGCTCTAATTGCAGCTAGAGAGAAACAATGAAGTCCCTGTCACTTTTTATTCTTGCCGCACTGATGGGCAGCCTTGGCGTTTACGTCGGTATCTTGGCGATTCGTTTGCGCCTGTTATCCTTGCTGGTGATCGCCGCCGTGATTTTCTTCATGTGTGCCGCGCTTATCAGAGCCGGAATCGGGTTTACTAACTGAGGATTCCACGAACTAACACCTTTCTATCTACCCTTCCTCTAGGGTCAATTCAACACAGCCCGAAAAGAGTATTGCGTTTTCTTAGTAAACAAGTGTATCGTCTTGGCCGTGCAAGTAGAAAGTTCTATTGGCGCACCCAACGTACAGTCCGACGTTGCCGCCTCAACAGGCGGGGAGTACACGCCAAGCTCCACAACGGATACATCTGGCGCTCCACAACCTACGGAGCAATCGCAAGGTCACGATACGACCGCCAATGTTCAAGGAACCGCAACTCAAACCACGACAACTGAAGATGACATTCTCGCTGGTGTTCCGTCATTAGACGAACTCAACCAGTTAGATGACAATCTTCAGTACAAAAAGTCGCTGGTACAGATGCGGCAAGCTATTGAACAGACTTTCAAACCCCAACTTAGCGAGCAAGCAGAGAAACTAAAGATAGCTGAACCGATTTTAGATCGGTTTCAGACTTCTGAAGAACTCCAAGCAGCCGTTGAGTGGCATGACAAGCTTTTCGGTACATACGAACGGGTTGATGGTCAACTTGTTCCCGCCACTGAAAAGGTAGCTCAAGAGTTAGCGCAACGCGATCCTTTAGTCGCAGACTATCTAGCCGCAGATTTAATGAATGGACTCACTCGTACCGACGATGGGCGAGAGATTCCCCGAATTGATCTGGCGCTGGAAGAAATGCGACGCGATCCAGAAAGACGCGCAGCGGCATTAAAACTCTTGGGTGGGGTTGAACCGACTTCGATAGCACCAACTTGGCAAGCAACTGAACAAGAGATGTCGCAAATTACGGCGGCAATCGCTGTAGACCCTGATAACCTAACTCCGCAAGAGGAGGCACTACAGAAAGTCTACAAAGATTTGCCTTACGATAAGCGGCAATCCCTAAAGCTAAACGATCCCGAATTCATTAAGGAATATCTTGAGGAGAAACAAGACCAATTCCAAACGAAAGAGGAAAATCGGAAGGCGAGGGAAATTGAGACCCAGCGACAGCAACGAGCCGAAGCCTATCACGCCCAACAAGCGGAAGAGGCTGGGCACAAAGCTGTGGAAGAAGGGTTTAGGCAGTTGTTTACCGAGTATCGCGATAATGTTGTAGAGAACAGCAAATTCATCGCGCCGATCGATCCTCAGTCCCCGGAGGCACAAAAGATGGGGCCGGAGGCAGTGGCGCAGTTCAATCAAAAAGCTCAACAGGTAAATGCGGGTGTAGGAAACTTCGTGGCTCTAGTCACTGCCGCGCTTTCTGTTCCTGATACATCTTGGCTTGCTCAAGACGTACTCAAGGGACTGGGAGTAACTGATGAAATACTTCAGAAGTTCAACGCAGCAAGACAAGAGTACGCGAACAACACTCGTGACGCAGGGCAATTAGGTTATGGGCAGAATGGTAACGTACCGGGCGGGCTGGGAACATTACAGTCCAACGCTCGTAAAGCCGCCAGTAACCTGAAGGGTAATGGAAATGCCATTACTAAAGCGGTGAAAGCCCTGTTGAGTGATTTCTTTGAGATGAAAGCTGGCAACTACAACTCTACCTTGAACGGCGCGGCTACGGTGCGACCCCCGGTAAACGGTACAGGCTTCAATCCGGCAACCGCCCCCGCTCAACGCCCTGCGGGTCAGATATTTCTGACACGACAGGAAATTGAGCGTCAATTCGGATAAGGAGCAATCAAATGCCAGAAGTTGATAGTGTAAACAACTGGGTCGATTTCTACGCCCAGCAGCTTATTCGCTCGCAAGATTGGTCGGTGCTTGCTGCCCCCTTGTGGAATTCAATCGGTGAGATCACTAACGCCGTCGAAACCTCTCAACGGGGTTGGCGGTACTACTTCGTGAAAACCCAAGCAGGAGGGCATTCCCTACCGACTCTTGCTTCGCCGGATAACAATCGGGCAATTCCAAGTCAGTCAGACTCGATGTGGGTTGTCCCGCAGATGTATTCGATCTCAATGGTTATCGACTATCTTTTGATGGTGGATGCTGGAGGAGATCGCGGCCCAAAGAAAGCCAACGCAATGTTTAATATCCAAGAGATTGTTAAGCAGACCGTTGACGCTGCCGCCCAACATCAGGAGTTCTTCGCTTGTGGTGACGGTACGGGCGCTTTGGCTTATTCGTCTGCTTCGCTGACCGTAGTGGGCGCAGGACAGACTTTGACCTGTGATACTTCAGCAGACGCCACACCGGGCCACACCAAGGGCGCGGTGAGACTGAAGCAGAATCAGTATTATCAGAGTTTCGATACAACCACCGGACTTCCTGAAGGAACGATTCTGGTTACGTCGTCAAATAACAAAACCCAAGCTACGGTTACGCTTTTGTCCGGTGTCGTTACGTCGGGAAATCCGATCTGTGACGTAGGCGGATATATGGCCGCGCCGATGGGTGTTTCGGGATGTATTGACGACAACAACCGGATTTTCCAAGGCCGCGATACTTCGGTGGACACAGTTCTTAACTGTCCGTCGATTGATTTGAATGGCACGAAGTTCACGGTTTCGGATCGGGAGAAGGTCAAAACCCAATTAGTCGTTCTCAACATCGACAAGGGGGCGAGAGCGGGATTAACGAATCTCGTCACTCCCGGCCTAATGTCTGATTTGAGAGTGCAGGGTTATGGTTTCCATCGCACCGGCGGTGATGAACCTGTAGTAGACATCGCTGGTGGCTACAAAGACGCTGACGGTACTCGCATTCTTGAAATGTCCAACTGGGAAGAGGATCGTTCCTCGTTCTTCAAGGGTGACGCATTGGAAAAGGGCACTGAGTTCGCGTTTGGCGACATTCAACCTGACAACCTCCAGTGGCGAAATCTTCCCGGCGTAAACCTGACTGGTTCGCGCAACTACTACCGCATGTGGGGAACAAGTTGGACTATTGGCTTGAACAAACCACTCGCGGTGAGTACAGTCAAACGGGCTTCAAGTACAAACATTGTCCGCCAGGTTGACGTTGGCATGGGCGCGTAAGGAGGATAACGATGTCATATACAACTGCGTTAGCTTCCTACCAGCCGGGGCCGGGACAGAACAACGACGGCTCAGGAATGATTTACGAAGACGTAACCGTGACTGGGAGTGGTGACACGAGCGGTAGCTATGTTACAAAATTCGTGAAACAACCGATTCGCGCTCTAGGGCCGTTTGTCGTTACGTTCAGCGGACAGACGGCGAGCATTAGCGGCGCGTCTCTAACCGGAAGTGAGACTCTGAGGATTATCGGCTTCCCATGAAACTAGCACCACAGGACGGCGCGGAACGCTGGGTTCCCAACGAACCGCGCCCGTCTAATTTCGATGTTGCGGCCTACCAAAGGCTGATTGATCAAATCGTCGGCACGAGGGATGGCCGCAGCATCATTAAGCTTGCGTGGGCACCAGAGGAATTACGCTGGCGTCCGTACCCTCACGGCACAGAGCCTCATGGCTACACTTTTCCGATCTTCATTGCCTATCACGATTCGGAAGGGAACGAAGTTTCTGCTCCCCGTTGGGTTCTCTTGGAAAGAATCGAACCTGAGCAATACGCTCCGACGTGGGAAGCAACTCGTTATTCGATGTACGGAGCAGACGGTGAGACTCTGCGATTATGGGATTGGGCAGGGCCATGCCCGACAGAAAGATATGTCGAACTGAAAGCATGGTGCTACCATGACGGCAAGTGCTGTCCGTGTCTTGGAGATGAATGTAAATGTGGGCCTGAGTATTTTCATTGCTGGGGGCGATACTTAGAACCAAATGAAAGGTTACTTGATTGGATCAGAAAAACATCATGGGAAGCATTACGTGACCCAGATGTTAATCCCACTCAAGACATTAGACATTTAGAATCCGCACGGGCGCAAATGAAATTAAGATCGCAACTGATTGAAGGCCAGCAAAAGAAGATTGAAGAAGATCGCGCATTGAATGAGTTTATGCTGGATCACTGGAAACGGAAGCCAGTGTCAACCAGCGGATTCAAAGAATCAAATTCCGGTTTGTTACTGCCAAACTGAAGGAGGAATATGTCAGCCGTTATTGAGAGACAGATTAGCGAAGGTTATCCTATCGAAGGGACGCCTTTTGAACCACCCCAACTATCCCGCGACCGCGAAGCTCCGCATTTCGTTACGGTCTTAGGATCGACTATTACAGCGGAGATTGCCCAAAACCGCTGGTGGACTAAGTACGGCGGGATAGAGGTTCACAATTCTTGTCTCAAGTTCGTTAAGCACTTCCTTCGTAAAGGTCGAGTTACTCCGGTTCTGAAAGACACTCATAACTGGGTGACGCAAGATTATTGGAGGAAAGCCACTGATAGCGATCAGAGTTTTTTCCTTCGTCCCGTTCCTCAAGGGTACGTCGCGCCGGATAAGGACGAGTCAGGGGCAAAATCTGTCATTCAACCAATGTACGGCAAGATGGCCTATCCCGCCGATCAAATCAATGCGATTGTGAATGGAAGCTCCAATGCGCTGATGCGACGCAACATGGGCATCGTGGAATTAAAGACACTCCGAGGGCAGCCCTACAATCCAACTGATTTAGGTAACGGGATAAACCACGATCCTGAGATTTGGAAGATTCAAACCACGATCTTCCCGAAGTGGCCGCTCATTCCTGTTCTCTTGAACGAGACGGAAGACATTCTCCTTACTGCGCAAAGTAATACTCTGCTTCGCCCGATCATTGACGAGATGCTGAGTTCTCTTTCGGCTTTTCGGAACTATGCCGCGGCAACAGTAGAGCAGAAGCATTACATGATGAGGGAGTTGGGAGCGAAGTCTCAAACTGGCTACATTCCTCAATACAGTGATTTGGATTTTGTTCTATTGGAACAGCTAGGAATGGAGCGACAAGACATTAACATTCGCAAGAGCGTTCAAGTCGCCCCACAAGGCGATGCTGAACTTGCTCAGATGCAGAAGGAACTAGTCGCGCTTCAGCTTGAAGAGGCAAAGGCCATTGCCGAGGAACGGAAAGCTCAGAGGGCAGACGTTCCAGTGACCCCAACAGAGCGTCTACAAGCTGCTGGCATTGTTGGCGAAGAGTTCTCGGTTGATGATGTTAAAGCGCATTATGTGCCCGTGAACAAGGACACGATGGCGGCAACAGCCACGGACGAAACGCCAAGTTTTGATTGTGACTGCGGTAAGAGTTTCCCAACCGCTCAAGGCCTTGCACTTCACGAGCGAAAATGGTGTGAACTAAAGAAGAATGCCTAACATCGAAGAAATGTGCTCGAATGTGATGCTGCGCCTTGGCGACCCCAGAGCGCAGCGTCCTTCGTACTACGCCATCCTTAATCAAGTGATGACGCAGACGCGCACGATCCTCCGACATAAGCACAACACTGGAAACGTCTGGAATTACAACGATCTGATAATCTCAGTTCGGCCGAATTTGGCAACTTATCAGATTACCGCTGCTGATTTCGGAACGCCTCTAGCGGTGATTACTTACGCGCCTAATTTGGTGACGTGGATTCCGCGACTGATTCCGTTCTTTCAACCTCAGAACATGCCGCTAGATTGGGGATGGCCGACAAACATCGCAGCGGCAGCTTTTATTCCTTACGATGGATCGAATTGCACTGCGCAGAGAGTGGCGTTCTATTGGCGAAACAATCAGGCATTCATTGAAATTCAACCACTTCCTCTTTTGGTGGCTCAGTATCAAATTAAGTATCTTCAGAATAATTCAGGAACATACACGGACTCGCTTTCAAGTTCGCCAGAGTGGTCAGAAGACGCAGACCTGATAGAAGTACGGAGTGCTCTTGCTTTACTCCCGCTCACAGAGTGGGATGCGGCTGATTCGAAAGATGGCCGTGCTTACAACGCAGAACGCCGTCAAGGACTGATGCTGAGCTTGTCGGCAGAAGAAAGAGAACTGACACGGCAATTCGAGGCGGCGGCGCTTAACTTTTCTGGGCCTGCACTCACTCGCAGGTGGAATCCGTGCGTGGGATGAATGAAACAGAACCTCTCGTAAACGGCGCAGACCTTCCAACTCATCCGAGTTCAAGTACATCCCTGAAAATAGTTAAATATGGAAACGTCTATGACGATGGAGATGGAACTCCATTGCGTCGCGGAGCTTTGCATGAATCTGAGATTCAAATGTTGATGAATGGAAATCAGATGGCTCTACGGCATCTTTATCTGTACACGATCCGAGGCAAGAAAATTTATCACACGAGAAATTTAGTGACGATTGACGTTGAATGTGATGAAGCCTGAAACACTCAGAGAGATTCAAAAAGAAGTCCTGCGGATACGAGCAAGTGGGCAGTTTCGTCCGTCGAAGGGAGCGTTACTTGAGAGACAAGGGTGGGAGACGTGGCTGAAGACTCTTGGGCCGCATAGTTTCAGTGGGGATTTCTCTGATTTCCATCGCGATATATGGGATTGGTATTGGCCGCTTACTAACAAACAACGCGCAGGGCAAGCGATGGATTTGGAAGACCTGACTTATCTCGCAATATGGGGGCGTGGTTTAGGAAAAAGCACAAACGCAGAATGGCTTGCAATAGCCGAAGGATGCCTAATTGGAAAAGGGTTTGTATTGTATGTATCGGGCACGGCGGAACAAGCGGAAGCGCACGTAGAGGCCATTCGAGAGCGTATTGAAGCAGAGGGTGAATTATCTCGTGCTTATCCGGGGATGCAAAAGCCGGAAATTGGCGAGCACAAAAAGGGCAAAGGCGCGGCCTACGGTTGGCGGCAAGATTATCTAATGACGGGTAACGGGTGGGCTGTGCGGCCCGTAGGTTTGGATAAAGCAATTCGTGGTTGGAAGCGTGGGGATACTCGTGTGTCGCTTATCATCCTTGACGACATTGACGATGATGATGACTCGCCAGAAGTTATCCTTAAAAAAGAGAAGCGCATATCTAAAAAGATTTTGCCGATGGGCACAGCAAGAACCAAAGTAGTTTTTGCCCAGAATCTCATTCACTCAAATTCGGTTCTCAATCGGATACACACTCGGCAAACGGATATTCTTGCGTTACGTCGCGGAGACAATCCGATCAAGGCGTTTGATGAAATTGAAATTGAGCATCAACAGACAGACAAAGGGCCGCGTAGTGTGATTGTAGGAGGTACACCAACGTGGCCGTTTATCGATATGGCTGAATGTCAATCGTTTCTGGATCGTTCTGGATACGAAGGGTTCGTGGCGGAGTACCAACACGATTTTTCCGGTGAACAGATTGACCGAGTTTTGCCAGAGTATGATGATCGGGCTAATAAGACCCATCTAATTACTTGGGATCAGTTCGAGGCGTTGTACGGAGTACGTCGTATACCGTCTGAGTGGGCTTGCGATGTCGGACTTGATTTGGGTTTTACGACCGGACACCAAACAGCGTGGACGTTTTTAACAAAAGTTCCGGAGGGTTATCCGTTAGCGGGGAGCATTTTTCGCTATCGTGGCTGTGTATTTACAAATACCAGTCTCAACACAATGGAGCCTCAAGTGCGGGCAAGAATGTGGCCTGATGAGAAAATAGAACGTCAATTCATGTCGCACGAGAAACGAGGCGAACGAATTACGCTAAACGAAGAATTAGGATGGCATTTTCAGCCTTGCGACAGCGATAAATGGGCTGGTGTGTCTCAATGGCGTCACTACTTATATCCTGACAGAAAAAGGCCGCACCCGTTTCATAGAGATGAAAAGGAGCTGGACGGATTGTGGAAGATCGGATGCCCCTCATGGTTTGATATTACGATCTCCGATCAGTTTCCAGTGGCGCGCCTTAAAGATGACTTAGGACTAAAAACCCATCGCGATCAATCCTACAAATGGAAGTCGCGCAAGGTTGAAGAGACGAAATCAGGAATGACGGTTGAACAGCCGATGAAGAAAGACGAGGATTCTTGCGACGCCACGAGAATGCTGATGGTAACTTTTGGGCCAATAAGTGTGGGTATGACACCAGCGCAGAAACTTCAGGCGGCAATACCCGCTGGGTACAGATTTGATGAGCTACAGAAGCGATCTGATGTCGATCCTAGCCGAGCAGCAATGAGCGCAGAGTTAGCTTTGTGGTTAGCAAGGAAGACCGTGAAGCAGGACGCGCCAAAAGAGGTTGACTGCTGGGGCCAGCCGCTTAAATAGAAATTGATTGTGTCAAAAGGCTACGGAGTGTTACTATCGCGGCGATGCCGAACAAAGCAGTCAGTAAAAGGCAGTATCGGTTCTTCCGGGCGGTGCAATCAGGAAGTGTTCGCGCGCCGGGAATGTCAGCCGAAAAAGCCGGAGAGATGTTAGGGCATCAATCACCAAAAGGACTGCCCGAATCCGCTTCCAAGAAGAAGCGCGGATTAAAGCACGTGTGCGTGATGGGCAAATGACAACGCAACTTAGGTTGCTTAACACGGGAGGTGTGCCATTTCTGGACTTCTAACATATCCGGCGGAAAATCGAGTACTTTCATCGCTGGTCGGCTACTCACTAAGACAAGCAGGCACGGCAGGGTTTTTGACTGACGCGCAGGTAGCGGCGGCGACAACGGCAGAGGACTTAGTCTCCGACGTTGAGGGTGCTGTTGTAGACGCGGGTGCCGAAGCAGGCGCGCAACGGATCAACATCATCAACGCAATTCGGCGTGGTGCTGCGCTTGGCGATCTTTCTGACGGTCGTATCCAAGCGGCAACTACGGTCGAAGGACTGGTTCAGGACACTTGGGCTTCTGAAGACCCGAATACGTCTCATCTTGGCGTCGGCATCTACGGTTAGGAGCGTGTCGTGGCTAAGGTCAACTGGATTAAGTCGGCCATCAAAAAGCCGGGCGCACTAACCGCATCTGCGAAACGTGTTGGTCAAAGTCCGATGGCGTTTGCTGAGTCTCATAAGCACGATAGCGGCAAAACCGGGCAACGCGCACGATTCGCATTAGTTCTCCGCGGCCTCCGAAAGAAAAAGTAAATTCCCAGAGGGATGAACGATGGACTACATCGCAATTTACAGGGAAGCATGGAACGCGACCAAGAAACCTACCCAACCTGACTATGACGATCTAGTTGAGGAGTATCGCAATCTCTTAGCTCAGAGAGCAGCAGGCGCAATGAATGGTCAGATTACCGATGGGCCATTCGGAGCGTTTGAGGGAAGGGTTTACGACCTAACACGGCCAAAGAGTCAAAGTGAACCTGAGCGCGTGGATGATGAGCCTGAAGAACCCACGACTCCGGAAGAAAAAGAGCACTTGGATTTGAAAGGGCCGCTGCCGAAGGACTTTCCCGCGCACAACAAATTACACGAAGCCGGAATAAATACCTACGGACAGTTGAACAAAGTGGAAGACTTAACCACGATTGAAGGTATTGGCCCAGTGGCGGAAAAGGCAATCAAGAAACGTCTCAAGGCTGATGCCAAGTCACTGAACGCATGATAAGACGACTTATTCGCTGGCAGTTCTGGCGATGGAGATATCACTACTGGCGACGGCGCGCGGTAAACGCCGAGCGTAAGTTAGAAGCGGAGATGCTACGCAATCGCGAAAGAGAAGATACTTTAGTCACAGTTCCTATGAGACTCGGTGGGTTGTGGGGAATGCCAGCACGAGGTGAACCCGCGCAAGTCAAGCAAGTGAACGCACCGCCGCGACTAACTCAATTTACCGACCCGTGGGATGGATTAAGTTGGGCAGACAAACAAGAGTATGAGATGTTCTGGAAGGCTGACGCAGCGGCAGCGGGAGTTCCAGAGCAACAAGCAAGACAGCAGTTTTTACTTGAACTTGAAAATCGGCGCATCCCAATCAATGATGAGCCTTACGCGACCAATTAAATGAATGGCCGACAATCCCTTTACCAATCTCTCAGTAGTTCTCAGTAGAACTAGTCCGAATTTCGCGCCTCGCAAGCCAATAGAAGAGACAATTCAAAGTCGGAAAATCCCCAAGACCCAAGGGAGATTTCAGGAGTCTTTCCAAAAGTGGCTCACTGCCAAATTGAATTATGAAAAGCGTGTTTGGGATGAGCATTACTCGCGAGCACAGCTAGTTTCGTTATTCAGAAAGGGCGATCAGCTTTTAATGCGTCGTCCATTTGGGCAGGTTGGGTATTACGTCCGTCCAATTCAGAATGATGATACTTATCGTCAGACGGCAATGAACCTGATGACGTTTCATTCGCAGATAAGCGAGTCGAAACTGATGGCCGTCAATCCCACGGTGAACATGCGACCGGGTGACGATACCCCGGAAGCTATCGCCGCTGCGCAAGCGTGTCGGCCTGTAGTTGATTGTTATGAGACTGATTGGTACACGGCAAAGTTTACGCGCAGAGAAGCAATCCGATTACTCACAGACGGGATTTTCATTCATCAAGTTCGGTGGAATCCCTTTAAGGGAATGTCTGTACCTACTCGCCAAGTAGGAAAGATAGATCAACAAGTTGATCCGGGCGAAGGGCATTGTGCGGACTGTGACTTTGAAGGCGCGGCAGAAGATTTTGAGCCGAACGATTTTGGATATACGTGTCCTCAGTGTCAGAGTGAAGCTACAGACGTAAGACCGCCTGAGACACAAACTCTAAGTCAGATTTCAATGGGCGCACCGCAACCTACGGGCGAGCCGGAGATTATTTCATCTTCTCTCGCATCGTGGAGATGGAATCTGGCAGTAGATTTAGAGAAATCCAGTTGGGCAATTAAACGCCAATACGTTACTCCCGGCACGATTAAATTAGCTTTGGGTGATGTGGTGATCCCTGCCAGTGCGAGTTCAGATGATTATGGACTAGACATCCTTCACGCTCTTACCTACAGCGGCCAAGCGTTTCAAGGCCAGTCCATGACCGCGCAATATGGACGCGACCAAAGTAAAGAGCGTCCGACAATGTTTGAGGCGTGGTTAAGCCCTGAAGACCAAGCAGAGATTGAGTGTGACGAAGGGGAGACGATCTGCGGCGTGACCATGCCCAAAGGAAGGATAAGTAATTTCTTCCAAGGGCAACCAATTTGTGTTGTGGGATTTAATGATGGGGCGTTAATTCTCGCTACCTACGCCGGAGAGAGTCAACAACAAGAGGTTGTAACGTGCCAGTGGTACATGGATGCGGAGTCTGGGGCTGGGCGGGGCATGGAAGACACCGCCGCTGTTCAGAGACGTTTTAACGCAGTAGACGGACAGATTTATCAGGGACTTGCTACCACTGCAACCCCTCCGGTGTTTGTTGATCTAAGAATGCTTAGAGAGGATAGTGGAAACTATCTATTCAAGCCGGGGGTAAATCACAACGTAAACCTTTCTATGCTTCCTGTGGGAATGAGAATGCAGGATGCGATTTATTTACCCCAACCGGGACAGGTTTCTCAGCAGTTCATGGCCTATGGAACTGAGTTCTTAGGCAAGAACATGGCGAATCTTTCCTCTCTTGCCGTGGAGTTCTCAGATTTACTTTCTATTGATAATCGGACAGCCACAGGCGCGCAGATTTCTGCTGCGCTCGCCAATTCTTTGTATGGGCCAATGTTAATGAGCAAGGCTGAATCGAGAGTGGAGATAGCCAAGAAGATTGTTAGTCTTCAAGCTAAATTTGGTGTGGTATCAAGGTTCTTTCCCGGTAAAGGAGACGCAAGAGGGCGAGAAGTAGATGCGAAGTCGCTTAAAGGTAGGGTGATTTTTGAGTTGGCTGAAGGCAGTCATTTACCAGTTACGCCTTATTCTCAGATTTCCGATGTGACTGCGTTGCTGCAAGCCTTTGGTGGAAACCCGATTTTATTGTCACAGTTGAAGCAGACTGACCCTGAATTATTCAAGGCAATTACGCGACCGTTTGCAGGGCTTCAGTTAGGTGTAGAAAGTGCGGACGAGATTTCTACGTTGTGTCTAACTCGATTAGAGCAGATGAAAGAGAACTTTGAAGCAGGGGTTAACGATCCGAACGAGTTAGTTTCCATGATTACTCCACCGCCAAGTAGGTATGAACCCAAACAGAAAGAGAAACAGCAATGGTGGAGCGACTGGCTTGATCTTGACTCTGCGCAGAAAGCGCCGCTTGTATTGCGTCAGGCCGCAGAGGGCATGTGGAATTTACATGAGAATCTGATGACTCAGGCCGCGTTACCACAAGCGATCAATACGGGAATGGTTCAAGCCGCTGGGGCAGCACCCGCGGCAATCGGCGGCGCGATGCTGCAAGGCCAAGAGTCGCCTGAGCAGGATACTACCCAACACGAAGCCGATCAGAATGCGCAGGACAGAGAACTAGAGGCACATAGTCAGCTTGCGAAACAAGAGCACGAACTTAAAACGAAAGCACTAGAGGGTGATATCCAGTTGGCCGTGACCAAGCAGCAAGGGCAAAACGCGATAGAAAGCGCAAAGGTAGCTGGCGAAAATGCTCTTAAAGTCCAGAAAGCCAAACCTAAAGTGAAACCAAAAGCTGCCTAGACATGTAACCACGTACCTTTTCGTTTTAATATGCGCCATGTTGAACTTCGAGCAATGCCAAACCGTCGAGCTAGAGTCCTATGCCCATATTTGCCCGTAGCATAAAGCTGCCTCATTTTGATCACTTCGCTCTCCGTCAGCTTGGCGCGCGGGCTGGCACTTCCGCGTCTAACGCTTTCTGGGTGTTTTCTCATTCCGTTGTTATCTCCAGAGGCCAAGCGTCCCTTTTTCATTGCATCTTCAGTATTGTCTCGATTGCTACCTTCAAACAGATGACTAGGACGGCAACAGCGTGGATTGTCACAATGATGCAGAGCGTTTTGCGTAGGCCATATTCCGGTTGTCAAAAACATTGCTACGCGATTTGCTTTCAATGTTCGCCCTCTGTGTCCAAGGTTGTAACGCCCATAGCCACGTCTAAGCGAGCGTTTCCATTCCCAGCATTCACCATTTGGCCCTTGGCCGGGAGTCTTATCGACATAAGACCAAAATCGCAGAATTTGTTCGCTTGTCAGTTGTGGTGGAACAGGGTTAGGTTTGCCGTTACTCATGTTTTGAAAGCTATCTCCTTTCAGAATGTGGCAGGTCTGCGGGGGCGTTTACCGCGCTCTCGCAGGCTGAATTATAACACGGGATTAGTGTGACGTTATGGCCTTTTTAGACGCATTCAACCGCAAACGACGACCAACTCTATACGACATTCCCGGTTTTGCTGGTGGCGATTTGGGTGACCTGTTAGAACGTGTGCCTCAAGAGCCAACACGCCCCCGAATGGTCACAGGCCAACAATCGTCTCAATCCGATCCGATTTACAATGACACAACGCAGCAGTGGGAAAATATTCCGCAAGAACCGCAACGGCAGGTTCTTACACCAACAAATCAAGAGAACGTCACACGTCCGCGCACTGTAACTAAGAGTCCGTTCATTGATCGATTAACTCAAGGACAAACCAGACCGCGCATTGCCGATCCAACTTCATTTGATGCGGAACATCTTCGCGAGATTGAAAGTCAACCTTTAGGACTAAGAGGGAAACTAGGATTAGTTGCTCAGAACGTCGCTACTAATCTTGGTTATCATTCTCTTCCGACTCGCAGACAAAGAGATGCGGGTGAAGTTGAAAACCGACTAGGGCGGGATGTTGCATTAGATAAGAATCGTGTTGCGATAGAGCAAGGGCAGATGGTTCCTTTTCAGCTTCCTGATGGTACGTGGACTCAAGTACCTGCGAAATCAGCGGCGGTGTTGGCAAGCAGACAACAAGGCCAGCAAGGAACTCTGTCGATTCGCCGTCAGCAAATGGACTCCCATAACAAACGATGGGATACGATGGCTAAACATGAAGCTGCTCAGGATGCCCAGAGACTTTATAACTCAGGCGCGGCTGATGACAATGAAGATTTGCGAGACGAGATTGCAAGCCGCATGGGATTGCCTGTGGGAACTAAGTTACCACCTAGTACTCAAGGTCAATTAGCGGTTGACTCCAGCGGAAATTACATTTTAGTGAACAAGAGAACGGGCGCGGACAAACCTGTATTGCAAGGTGAAAAGCCCGTGGCGTCCATGCAAAACACACTAGAAGCCGGACGTAACAGACGCGCAGCGGCGGCGCAAACGGGAGCGAATCAACGGGCAGCAATGCGCGGAACGAACGCGGGGCAAGGTCGCAAGATTACTCCTGCTGAACGTAAGGACATGGCAGAAACAGCAGCGGTGATAAATAGTGTTCACCGTAAGTTGACTGCGATAGATGATCAAATCAAAAACGAGAAAGACGCAAACAAGTTAAGGGTGCTGCAAAATAAACGCAAAGACTTGGTTGAAGAAGGTGCGCTTAACGCAGACAAGATGAATCGTATTGACCCTGACAACGAATGGGGATCGGGAACGGGTGGGTATCCTTATACCAAGCCACGTCAAGGTTCTAGCGATTTGGATCATCCGATTTACGGGAAGCCTACCAGTGTAACTGAGCAGCAAATTCGTGACGCGGCAAAAGCAAAAGGACTTAACCCTGATACGGCAGTTGAACGCGCTCGTAAGCGTGGATTGATTCAGTGACAGATGATTACGATGTTTTGTTAGATTCTCTCTCGACCCCTAAATCTAAAGGGGCGAAAACCAGACCTACGGTTGATTTCCGACAGCTCTATAACGATGTAGGGACGAAGCACGGAGTTGATCCCGATCTTCTCTACAATCAAGCCAAACATGAATCAATAAATTTCAATCCTAATTTCGTTTTTGGGCCAGGGCGCTCACCTAAAGGCGCGGCGGGAATCGCACAGTTTATGCCCGACACGGCGAGAAAGTATGGCCTGTATGTTGGCAAAGGACGGGATGACAGGTTCAATCCTGAGAAAGCCGCAGATGCCCATGCGCGACTGATGAAAGACTTGATTGATAAATACGGTGATAACAGACTAGCCTTGGCTGCTTACAACGCAGGAACGGGGTTTACTCCGCAGCAAGCGCGACGAGCGATGCAGAACATCCCAGAAACTCGTAACTATGTACAGAAAATTGCACCGCAGGGCGACCAGTACGATCAGTTACTCGACAGTGTAGGCCAACAATCGCCCAAGCCTACTACGTCAAGCTACGATACGAAATTATCGCCCCAAGAAGAACGTCAGTTTCAAATCTGGAAGCAACAGTATGCGCCAAAAGACAGTGGTGGGGATTACGATTTACGAGGCGCGTTCAAAGCAGGGTTGAAGCCTGATCCACGCACGGGGCACTGGCCTGATACTTTTAAGAAACCAAACCATCCGACGTTCAGTAACGAGAGCCAATACGCAGTAGGGGCTGATGCTGCCAAAGCAGGACATTGGGAGGGGGACAAGTTTATTCCTCCCAGCCAAGGCGACGAGTACGATGATCTGCTAGATTCAATCGCTCCCTTAAAGACTCCTAAAGTCTCTGTAAAATTAGGTGAAGGTGCTGAGATGGCATCACCAGAAGAGATCGCGGCGTCCAAAGTCCTGAGGCCTGTTGAGTTTCGCAAAGGCACGAAGCCTGTAAGCCTCAATCCCGTTGAGGATGTTTACGAGGCAACTTCTGGTGGGCAAGTCGTGCCGAAAGGCGTTGCAGGACTTCAAGCGCGAAGATACGAATTCACGCCGTCTCAAGAGGTTGGCGAGCGGGTTGCATTGCCCTTACCAAAAGACTCAGTTCCAAATGAGGATGCGGTTGTTGATGCTTATCTGGGTACGCTCGGAAAAGATTATGTCGAACTGGGCAAGCGATATAAAGAGGAAACGGGACACAACATCTTAACCCTTGGTGGTGGGACACTAAAACAAGACGACAAAGGTAACTATTATGTTCGCCCGACTAAAGGCGCGATAGATTTTATCAACGCCTACGCCAAAGGAAGTGATGTAGCAGCGCAAGAAGCCCATCGCCAAGCTGACGAGTTGATCGCTGCGCAGAACAAAGCCTACGAAGCCGCAAAACCTGATGTTGCTCAGGCCAAAACAGCGATGCAAACAGGAAAGAATTCTCCGTTTCTCAGGGGAATGATCGGCGGCACGGCGGGCGCGGCGCAAGCGTTTGGATCGGTCATTCCGGGTTCGTTAGGAAATGAATTTGAACGTCAGGCAGCAGTCGAGAGAGCCGCAAGCGAACAACTAAACAAAGAATCTCCACTAACAACAACTGGCGAGAAAGTGAAGGCCGGGATAGGCGGACTCGTTCCTACTGCTGCGATGCTGATTGCCACTCACAAGCTCGGCCCTGCGCAGTTGGCTGCATTGGGGATTCTGGAAGGTTCTACACCCGAAGAGCGATTGAGAGGCGGACTACAAGGCGCAAGTGCTCAAGCTGTATTAAGCGGCGCGCCAGCGGCCTTTAATGAAGCAGGATTGCCAACTACGGGCAAGATTGTTACAGGCGGGGCGATGGTGGGGCAGCCTGCATTTGAAGCATGGCAACGCGGAGAATCGCCTACTCAGGCGATTGTTGAGAATCTTCCGTTTGCAGCATTGCCGTTTCTTCATTCTAAATTCGGACGAGTGGAATCAGTTGAAGATCAATCAGGAGTACCGAAAGGCGAGATTAGAGTACGCGAAGTCGATAATCCTGAAGCCACGCATGTAATCATTAAACCTTCGACAATGCGGAATCAAAGTGCTATTCCGTTAAAACCAGAGTCCGCTACTCCCGAACCTGCGCCGAGAGGAATTAATACGCCCTCTCCAGAAACCGCTACATCCCCTGCTGAACAACCGCCAGAGGCCGCTCACCCTGTCAGAGCAGAGACAACGGCCATCCCTCCCGCGCGTATTACTTACGCTGATTTGCAGCGTGAGTTAGCAGTGTTCAATAAGAAGCCTTATGGCGAGTGGGATATGGTGAATAATCGTGTTCCCGCTAAAGACAATCCTTCAAATCTAAGTCTACAAAACGCGGGCATAGAGGAAGGTGATGCGGTTACGTTTTATGCCGAACGCGAACGATCTGGGACAGTCAAAGCCGATAGGCACGGCGGGTGGTTCATAGAAGATTCACAAGGTCGCCCTTGGGGAGTGCAGGGCATTCTTAGAGATAGAACTGGTTACATTGAAAAGTCAGCGAGGGCATCTGAAGGCGTTGATCCGTGGGCCAACCCTGCAAATTACGTTACAGCAAGCGAACGCGTGCAGGTGGCCCACAATCAGTCCCCTGAGGCCATTCTCGGCAGCGTTCGCAAGGTGTTTGATGATAAAGGAAAGACTTCATGGGATCGCGTAGTGTCTTATGATATCAACCCACCAAACAAGCCCACTATTCGCGTAATGCTAGGAATTAAAGGTAAGAGCGCGACGGTGCTCATAGGGCCGCCTCGTGGGGAGTTTATGGTAGAAGCAGACGAGGGTAACTATCGAGTGCCTCGCGTAGAGATGGGCACCCGCGCGGCTCTGGCAATGAAGCGGTACATACAAAATGCACATCCAGAAATTACTGAATTTAAGTTTCTCCGCGGCGGCTCGACTGGCGGTAAATACGGACGAGCGCTCAAGTTGGCCGTGCCGGAATCTAGGACGTCGCTTGATGAACTGCCAATCTCCCCTGCTCCTCCTATAGAGGAAGCCAAGCCTCCGCAAGAGACTCCAGAACCGCCGCCGTCTACTACGGGCATAGCCCATCGCGTAGAAACCGCAGCGAGAGGTGAAGAACCAATACGCGGTAAGGCTATTGGCGCTGAAGAATCAGTTGAACGCGGTAGAGAACTACTCCGCGAAGGTAATGATCCACAAGAAGCCATTGATAGCTTCCAGAAGTCAGGTGCGATCTCTGCCGAGTCGATGGCTTTAGTTCGTGCCAAACACGAAGAACTCGCTCGTGTGGCTAATCAAGCGTTTGATAAGGGCGGCTTAAATAGCCCTGAATTCAAGGCCGCTGAAAAGGCTCGCCAACAATTTTACGATGATGCAGTTAAGCCGATGCAAACTGCGTGGTCAAACACTGGCCGCGCGCAGCAAGGCGAAACAGATATTGATACAGGGACATTCTACGGACTCTATCGAGCGTTCAAGAATGCTCATACCCGCGAACCTACTCCTCAAGAGCAACGAACGCTTCAGAACCTTTCTACCAGAAGCGCAAGAGCCGAATCTGATGTTAAAGACTTGAGTAGCCGACTAGCCGCAGAACTAGACAAGGCTGCGGGGATTGCTGAACTTCCGAAAGAAATTCAAACGGCGGTCAAGAGGTTTATCGATCAATCTGCTCGCGAATTTCGTCGTGAGGGAAGAAAGCAAACGCGTAAGTCTCTTGATGATGAAGCGGCAGTAATTAAGACAAATCTTGCCGCGGCGTTTCAGAAGGTTAAGTCTCAAACAGGCATTCAACCGTCAGGAATAGCAAGACTCGATCCCGAAGGTGAGATCACTAAACAGCTAGTTGCTTATGCGAAGAATCGCGCGAAGGCGGGAGTAACCGATGCGGCACAGTTAATTGACGATGTTCATTCTACCGTTAAGGACTTCGCTGATGTAACGAGAAGAGAAGTGGCAGAAGCGATTTTGGGTGCGGGACTTCCAAAGAGAGAACGTGCTGAAAGCGAGTGGGCAAAACTAAAAACAGGTGTCCGTCAGGAAGTAAAAGACTACACAACCAAGGAAGCCAGAGAAGCACTTGGCGCAAGGTTACAAGGCGTCAAGAAGATTTCCGCTAAAGACGCCTCTGAAGTCTGGAAATACGCGAGGGAGAATTACGTTGACCAAGGAAACACGGACTTTGCCGATGTCACTCAGAAGGTGGCGAGTGATTTAGGTATTAACCCCGAGCAGGTAAGACGCTCGCTTGCTAACACCACCGCCACTAGACGAATCAGTGATGAGATGTGGAAAAGGATGGCGGACAGGCGGCAAGCGAAGCAAAATGCTGAGAGTTGGGTACGTCAAGCCGATCAGAACATCTTTGCTAAACGATTCGAGGACGCGAGACGGTTATTTTTCATTAAAGCGACGTTAGGGCACGGTGTAGTAGCTCCGTTTACTCACGCTCCTGTAAATCTGTTTATTCCGTCTCGTTGGGCGGAGTTCTGGCCGAATTTTGGACGCACATACAAGTTTTTGGTTGATAAAGGCGGTCACGAACAAGCGATGGTGGATTTGGAGCATTCGCCAAATTACATCATGGCAAAAAGAGCGGGATTAGCAAACGATCCGCGAAGGGGATATGACGAATATCAAAGCCCGTGGATGGCTAAGACTCTTGGCAAGATAGGTATTTCTGGAAACCGAGCATTCGATTCACTCAAGACCATGCGACAGGATTTGTTTGATTCGGCGTGGAATCGACTACCTGAAGCAGATCGAAGCTCAAAAATGGCGGAACTACTTGCACAAGAGATAAATAGTTCCACGGGCGCTTCAAAGGCTTTAAGTGGGCAGGGTTGGCCGAGTCGATTTCTCGGTAAAGCAATGTTTGCCGCTCCATTGGAAGCCTCACGCTGGGAGTTTTTAGTCAGAGATAATGCTCGCGCCTTGCAAGCCTTTGGAAATTGGAAAAAGGCCACCCCCGAAGCTCGCTACATGGCTAAAAGAGTTGCGGCACGGAACGCGCAATTAGTCGTTACCTACGCCTCTCTGTTGGCAATGAATCAAGGTTTACTAACCGCGACGAAGAGCGACGACAAAATCAACTTTACCGATCCAACGAAATCAGACTTTCTCGCGTTCAAGGTTGCAGGACGAACAATTAGTCCCGCGAGTGGGATGCTGACAGCTATTCGCTTCATGGGAACTCTTGCAAGCCAAGCTAAGAATGCTGACTTAAAGAAGCCCAAACAGGCCGCTGAGGATATGGCGAAGACAACCTTCTACTATGGCCGGTCGAAGCTATCTCCGTTATTCAGCACAGGAGCGGATATAGCGTTGCGTTCTGACTACACAGGACGACCGCTACCGATTTCTCAACAAGAAGGAACTGAACGATTACCTCGTTATTCGTGGTTGGAATACGTTTTAAGTCAGCAGACTCCTATTCCGATAGGTGAAGGCGTTCGTGATGTCTACAACACAATGCGTGAACAAGGAATGAGTGAAGGTCGGACTAAAGGATTACTCAAAGCATTAGCTAGGGCTGCTCCCGTAATGGCAGTTGCCGCGACAGGTATTCGCGTGGGGCATTCTTACAAACCAAGCCCTGAGCAGGAAAATAAAGCGGCGAAGCAGGCCAGAGATGCCCAGCTAGTTAAAGACTTTCGCGCGGGGAAGATTACCAAAGATGATCTTGATGCCATGCGCGAACAAGACGTGCTCACTAAGAGTGAAGCCGGTTACGACACGACGAATCCGAAAACGGGTGAAGTAACTCACCACGCAGGGACGATTGAGAAACAGGGTGCGAATTCAGATTACCAATCGACGTTTGAAAATATGTTTAATGACCAAGCCTTAACCAAATACGAAAGACTGCGAAAGTACAACGACCCGCGCGCAGATGAGGTGGCGGACATTATGGCAAAGAAGGCATGGAGCCTTATTCACTCTGATGCGCTTACAGAAAAGCAGAAAGCTGACTTTCAGCAACGCATAAACGCTTTGGGAATCACGCCGGTGAACCCACAAAAGAGAAAGCCTAGCAGTCCGTTTTCACGAAGATTTTTATCCGCACCATAAAAGGAAAGTAGAGTAAACTGACGCCATGATCGATCAATTTGGTAACTACGTTCCTGAGTGGGTTCAGTTTGATGAAGATGAACAAAATCAAACGCCGGACTTAGGGCCATTTGCTCAAGCTCTAAAGAGCAGATTTGCGAGTAATAAGAAACCCGCACCGGGGCATCCCGACATGGGACATGGCGGAACGAATCTTATAACGATGCCGGAACATACAAGTGTTCCTGCTGGTGTTGGCGGACACGAAGCGAAGGGCTTTGGCGGCGCGGGAATGAAAAGCTTGTGAGCTATATGGAAATTAAAGCTTCCGCAAGTGTTTTGCCGTTGCGTAAACGCCAGCTAAGTGTCTGGTGTTTAATTCCGCGAAGTCTTGCCCATTCAGTAAGGGTGTGGCTCTCATCGTTTAGAGTGAGCAGCCGATCTGATGGCCGTGGCGCAAGTCCGATGATTTCTTCTGGAGTCCAGCCAAGCTTGAAGCGTCCTGACAGCGTTCTGTGGGGAATACCCGTTTCAATCGCCCAATCCATTAAGACTTGGGTGCGTCCGTTAACGGTAAGACGGACGTTGCGCCTAGTGTTTCGTGATTGTTCTGGTGGAAGTGCCCATTTGCAATTATCAGGACTATATCCCTTGTCGTTGTTTTTTCGCTCGACCGAGTACGGGCCAACGGGCGGATGTCCCATGTCGGCAAAGAAGTTCTCGAACTTCAGCCATCGCTCGCATACGCCAATTCCACGCTTGCCGTATTTTTCGTACATAGTACCCTTTGTCGTTCGCGTTCTGTGGAGCATGGCGGCCCAAGCCCAGTATACTCGCGTACCCCATAGTCCATGTGTTGCGCCTTTCCCTTTACGAGAACAGCCGCATGATTTGGCGTCTGTGCTGGATCGTAAAATCTTTTCATTACCACACTCACAACGATATAGCCAAAAGTTGCGGCGTCCACGTTTCTCGATGAATCTGACAGGGGTGAGCAATCCGCTCACAGGAGGCGTAGGCTGAAGCATGTCTATACAATGCCATGATTTAATCGCTTCCGCAAGTCTGCGCGTCAACGCATTAGTCGGCACTGATCCCGTAGAATTACAGACTACTTATTCTACGCGCCCGCTCGTTGACGAGCTTTTCGATTCCAGCATTTTCCCTTTTAACGCGATAAGAGATTCGCTGGTTCAAGCACAAGGGAAACTAGCTCAAGCTATTGCACTCTCAGGCAACCGAGTCTTACGTGCATATCTTCGGGGAACGTCTGCCGCCTTAGCGTCGGGCGCGGATTTACCTTCAACCGATTCAACAGGCGCGCCGTTTATCGGCAACTTTGGCGGGGCAGTAGATCAAGATGGCGTGACCCTAACGCGGATGCCCGTGGCCGTAGTGAGAAACAGACTGTTAGCTCCCGCGCTATACTTAGCACCCGCAGATTACTTTGCTCTGACACCTGATAAAATTCTACATACTCAAACCACGGCAACCTTAATCGGCTGCGTGTGGGATGCCGACGTTCAAACGGCAATTTACGATCAAAACGGAGACTTCACCTTAGCTGATTCGTTGGTTGAGGCAGTGATTTGTGGCGGATGCGCCGCTCTCGTCAGGGACGACGAATTTCTTCAACAGTCCCAACTCTGGGCGCAGTATTTTCAGAGCACAATAGCAAGCATTCCACCTGCGGTAATGGAAAGTCAGGCAGCATAGATGCGCTATCAGGATTTACTTCTGTCCTCAGTTAATAACGCGCTTCACGGCGTACCGCCTGAACAGTCTGCCGCGATAGATGCGGTGGGAATTGCTGATACTTTATTCCCTATTGTCTCTCAGTCTGTTAGTGAAGCGGCGGCTGCGGATGAATACAAGCGCTCTCTATTGAGACGTGAGAAGTCAATTACGTTGGTAGCAGGAACGGCAACTCTAACTAGTGATGTCCTCACGAAATATATTGCTGATTCAACTCTGATCGATCCTGCTGCTTTAAGTAAAAAATACGCATGGCGGGATTATCCTCAATTCATCCGCTCTAGTGATCGAAGATTAGGCAAGTACACTTTGCGAGGTGGGGGTACGTTACAAGTAGTTGAACCTAACGCAAATTTCAGTGTGCCTTTAGCAGCAACGGGTGCTCGTACTCTCGTAGTTCCGTGCGCCGTTTCCAAACCCACACTTGCGACGGACGATATTGATTGTACGGATGAGGTTCTCAGCGATTTAGACGAAGCATTATCTGAGGCTTTACGAGGACAGATCGCGAAGCTGGCTGGAGCAGCGGCGTAAATGGGACAAGAGAAACCACCACGAGTTATGCGCTCAGGGCCGTTTGTGCCGACGTTGCCGCGCACGGGTGATGACTTTCCCGTTATCTGGCGCAAGAGCAACATGGTGACGCGCGGGCGTGAGGGGAAGTTTTATGAGGAAAATTTCTCAGGTTTAGGCGATCTGAATGAACCTCTGAACTTAGTTGCTCTCACTGGCACTCTTGAATTCACTGCTGGCTCTACAACTGTCACAGGCGCAGGAACAGCATTCTTTGATGAATGTCACCTTGGTCAATTCATAGTCGCTATCAAAGATGACAACTCGTGGTTGTTAGTGGTGCGCCGAATAGATGCTGATGATTCAATGGTGGTCTGGAAAGCGCCCGGAGACACAGTTTCAGGTGTGACGGGATTTCGTGCTTCAAGCATCTGGGCGGTAAACGATCAACGAGGTACGGGACTAACAGGCGATGCCTTGAAACTGGATCGCGGATCGTATGTCTCGGCTGGAAGCGGAGAGTTTCAGGTTAACGGAGCACCCTTGCAAGGTTCGTCCTTGACCATGACTCGTGCTCCTCAGATTTCCCTGTTTGATGCGGCGACGGGTAATTACACAAACTTCACGTTAGGAATGGATACACCTACCGCACCAACCGCTACGGCGGTAGGTGGTGGTAGCAAAATGCAAGCAGGGAACTACTCGGTTGTAATCACTCCCGCGCGTAAAGAAACAGGCGGTTACAACAACCCCTCCGAACGAGCAGATGTTACGATTGCCACAAACGACGTAATCCGCATCACTTTTCCCGCAATGGACACAACTAACGGACAGAATGCGTGGAAAGTGTGGGTGACAACTTATGCCGATAACTTAGGGGCTGATCTGAATTATCTTAACGGCCCGTGGCACTACCTAGTTATGGTGGATGATACGCAGGTAAGCCCAGCGGGGGGTGACTTTGATTTTCAGTGGTATGACGCGGAAGTAGAGAACAATGAGATAGTTAGTTTTAATAACGATCCCCCAACGGACGCGGAATTCGTTGCGTCCATGAATGCGGTGCTGATTTACATTAGCTGCCAGGGACAGGGAAACCCAAGCCATCCTACAGCTACTTCGCCGGGGCCGTTCATCGTTCCGTCTAAGCCAAATAACATCGAAGCCGCGCCTTTGGATTTAGCATTCTCCAGTTCACCGCCTGAAACGATCATTGGAGTAGTCACTGCTCAGGGCCGACTGTATTTACTTACCTACAATCATCTGCAAATCGCACAATCTACCCCGAGTGATGCTGTGCCTATTATCATTCGTCCGTTCTGGAAAGATGGGTTTGCGAATCGTTATCAATTAGTTTTTGTCAACGGAACTCTTTACGGATTTCCAGTCGCAGGGCCAAGTCGCTCAGTCGGGGATGGTGATGAAATTGTCGCAGAAAGAGACTGGGCCGAGGATGTAGCGGAGATAATCTTAGGTGATCGCTCTATAGGTAATCCCGGCTGGAATCCCGGCCAAGTGCTAGTAGGATACGATCCGTTCAACGATGGCGTGGTGTTCTTTCACTCAGGGGACAGTTTGAATGATGCGGGGTTCTGGCGTACTCGTTGGCTGATGTTTGGGATTTCACAGAATGCATGGATTTCACATGGGTATCTCAGCAGCGACACCAAAGACTCGATAGTAAGTGGTGTAGCAACCGTAGGTGATAGGCTGGACTTGATTATCGGAGGACGCACGGGAACTGATGCGGGAAGCTCAACTACTGAGAGATTCGACGCAGGCGAAGGAACGCCGTGGTTTATTACGCCGCCTGTCGTGTCTAGTGGGTTGAGAGACGACATCATAAAAGCTGTGCGGGTTCAAGGGAAGCTCACTGCCGCTCATTTTATGGTCTACAAATGGGGGCCAAACGAGGTAATTGACGTGGACGCTATTGACGCCGGAACGGGTAGTGCAACAGGGGCGATGGCATTAGCTGACACTACTGGGGTCGCACTTAGTAAGCGATATCAGATTAACGTTAAAAACGCGATGGAACACACAATCCGCGTAGATGGTGACTGTACGGACACGGGCAGACTTGACCGCGTTGATCTTATCGAGTACGAACGAGCACAAATGGGGGCACGGCGTTGAGTCAAATTCGCTTTCATGTTGTCGGGGTAAAGTCTACTGAATGGGTGGGAGAATCTATTCGTCATGGCGTGGGTGAACTTACAGCCGTAAAGATAATGAATCAGTTACGTGCCGATCACCCTGATGGGGCAATTAGAATTGAACGCCGTGGAGACGTGAAGATTCAGAAACCAAAATTGTTCCGATACAAGATTTTTGTGAAGAGCGGCACAGCGCAAGTTACCCCTAACCCGGAGAATCCATCGGGGGTTATAGAGTTGAAAAACGCCATGCTGCAAAGTAGATCATTTCAAGAGTCCGAGAGAGATCAAGTGTTAGCTGAATTGAAAGAGAAGTTTCCTGATGCGGTATTAACCGAAGAATCATTATGAGTTCTGAGGACTACAATTCGCAGCTTGATTCGCAAATCACCTATCAGGCATACGAGGTATTACCGCCGCCTGATATTACTAACATTTCAGGTGCAAGTTCGGGCGGTGCGGTCACAACGATCAATGGTGATTCAGGGGCGGGCGCAACTGGCCCCACGATTCTATTCTCTGGCGGAGCTACCGGATTAAGTTTTACGGCAGTAGGCGGATCGGTAACTTTAACCGGAACGCCAACGCCGAGCGGCGTATTGCCGATTGCCAATGGCGGCACAAATGCAAATACGGCAGCAGGAGCAAGATCGAGTTTAGAAGTTCCGCGTATTCACACTGCGACGGTTGCTCCGGCGATCACGGATGATGGCGCAGCCGGATATCCAATAGGAAGTGTGTGGGTGGATACGGTTTTGCAGAATGGATATTTATCCGTAGACGCTAGTACCGGCGCGGCAGTTTGGAAACAAATTACTTAATTATGGCAACTACTCAAGTCAGCAGTTGGACGGCGGTTATCGTTAAAGGTGGGGTGTTTCAAAAAACCTTCATTCTTACCGATGACGCGGGAGCGCCCCTTACTCTTAGTAGCGCGCAGATTGACGTGACTCCAAACGGCGCTGCGGCGTTTAGCTGGACACAAGCAAATGGGAAATTCACAAACGCATCACCCGGTGTTTACGATCTCGCATTAACTGCTGCGGATACCGCGGCACTTACTTGGACAAGCGGAACTTATAAGCTAAGTGTTGTTGAGAGTGGCGATGCGAATCCGTGCTTAATAGAAGGGAAAATTTTCGTCAACGAGTGCTCCTAGTGGAATAAACGTGTGCTTCAACTCGTCAACATCACTATTCAGGAAGTTGGTTCGCCAACTACCATCACTGTTTCCGACACTCAAACAGTTGAGGTTCAGGGCGATCAAGTAATCCGCGTCGTTACGGTAGGCAATACAGGCTACTCAGGTTTCTCAGGCAAGTCAGGTTATTCCGGCAAATCAGGCTACTCAGGTAAATCAGGATACAGCGGGGCCAATCCGGGTGCTTCCGGGTTTTCAGGAGTCTCTGGTTATTCTGGTGTGTCTGGGTATAGCGGAGCTAACCCCGGCGCTCCGGGAACGAGTGGTGTCAGTGGATATTCGGGAACTTCCGGTAAGTCAGGTTTCAGCGGCACGGGAATAAGCGGAGCGAGTGGTGCAAGTGGTAAGAGTGGGTTCAGCGGCGTTAGTGGCTTCACGGGAGGTTCAGGGGCTTCTGGAACGTCCGGTTTTAGTGGCGCAAACCCCGGAGCGTCTGGGGCGTCGGGCGCTTCAGGGACATCAGGTTTTACCGGAGCAAGCGGGGTAGTTGGGGCTGATGGAGCTTCAGGCTTTTCGGGTGCGTCTGGAGCGTCCGGCAAGTCTGGATTTAGTGGGGCGAATCCCGGTGCCAGTGGGGTTTCAGGGGCTTCGGGAGATTCTGGATACTCAGGTGTTTCCGGCTATTCAGGTGTAAGCGGGGAAGCGGGAACGATAGGAGTAGACGGGGCTTCCGGTGCAAGCGGGGCTAGCGGCGTATCTGGATTTTCCGGTGAAGCAGGAGCAACAGGCGCGGATGGTGCTTCAGGCGTAAGCGGCTTCTCAGGAGACTCAGGGATAAGTGGCGCGTCGGGTACATCCGGGTTTTCAGGGGTGAGTGGACAAGCAGGCGCAACTGGTGCTGACGGAGTATCTGGCGCGAGTGGAGCAAGTGGCAAGTCAGGTTTCACTGGTGTCAGCGGGGCCGCAGGTACTTCTGGCTTTTCGGGAGTCTCAGGATTTACAGGCGCGTCGGGTATCTCAGGCTTTACTGGCGCAAGCGGCATTTCTGGATTCAGTGGAGTGTCTGGCTTTTCTGGCACGTCCGGGTTCACCGGGGTAAGCGGCGCAGGGACTTCAGGGGCAAGCGGGACATCGGGATTTTCTGGCGTCTCCGGTTTCTCGGGAACGTCTGGGGCAACCGGAACGATAGGCTCAACAGCAGGGGTGGGCACTACCTCTACATCGACGCAAACAACATCCGTAACCCATGGTTTGGGGAGAACGCCAAAGATAATTAGAATTTATGGAATGGGAACTTTTACTGGCAACAACTCCGCTACCCCAACAACGGTTTCTATCGGGGTTGCTAATGCGAGTGGGAATAGAAGCATATCTCAGAGTTATAATACAGCCGCCATCACCACTACTCAGGCCGCTGCAACTTCTACCACAAATGGTATTGTAATAAGCACAGCAGCAAACGTAGGCGTAGTGGGAATCGTGCAAAACATCGGCGCAACGACTTTTGATATAGCGTGGACTGTCACCGGATCGCCCGGCGCGCAAGTGTTTATGTGGGAGGCTGAATGAAAAGTATTATCATCCCAACGTACCTCAATACAGGAGGCTTAAAAACCCTCTTAAAATCTATTGTTCAATATACGGACTTGAATGATTGCGAGATTGTCGTATGTGCAAATGGCGCTCCGCCTGAGACGCGAGAGATTATGTCAATGGGCATACCTCTCACATTACTTTGGTTTGATGAGCCACAAGGCTTTAGTCGCGCCGTAAACACGGGGATAAAAGAGTCGCAAGGGGAATACGTCGTACTCTTAAATGACGACTGCGAACTTCTCACTCAAGAAAAGAATCACTGGCTTAATTTACTCTCCGATCCGTTCTCCGATCCAAAGGTAGGAATAACAGGTTCACACAAACTCTGGAGTGAAGACGCACAACATGAATTTATTATCTTCTTCTGTGCGATGTTAAGAAGAGAGATGTTGAATGAGATCGGTTGGTTGGATGAGCAATTTAGTCCCTTTTATGGCGAGGACATCGATCTCTGTGTTCGTGCAGAACAAGCAGGATGGAAATGGGTACAAGTTCCCGTAGGTGAAGAGTGCCGATTAGAACACGTACCAAATAGTGAGCATTTACCGGAGTGGAAGCGATCAAGATGGGTTGGGTCATTTCCTATTTCACATGAGGGAGAATCCACGCTCGGACAGTTGCCAAATCACGTAGAAGTGGTTGAAAGAAACCGGAAGTTACTGAGACAGCGATATGGTTCAGTGGATATTGAACGAGCCAAACAAATCGAAGGTTGGATGTCGGAGAGTGAACTGCAATGGCTAGCGGAGTCCGCAAAGACGCATCCCGTCATTGTAGAAATTGGAAGCTGGATGGGTCGCAGTACGCGAGCGTTAGCTGACAACCTACCAGAAGGCGGACGATTATACGCAGTTGATTCGTGGGCGATGAGTGACGATCCGGCATTCAGTGCTTCAAGGGAATATGACGGTGACGGCGCATACCTTCAGTTTTGCAAAAACCTTTGGGATCATATTGACGCAGGGCGAGTCATTCCCCTTCGCATGAACAGCCTAGCTGCGTCCAAGTTGATGCGGCAACTGAGAATCTCAGTAAATATGATCTTCGTGGACGGAGCACATGACGTAGATTCAGTCACGGCGGACATTATGAATTGGCGTCCATGTCTAACTGCTGATGGGTTACTTTGCGGCCATGATTACACTTCTGATTGGCCTGGTGTAATTCAAGCGGTTGACTCGTTGGTAATCGCGGAACAAGTGCCTAATACGGGCATCTGGCGCGCATTAGAGACACCTTTAGTTTCAGAATCAATGCTTGGATTTGGAGGATTCTTTGCATCGAGAAGCGAAATGGTTCATCAAGCAAGTCAAGGCTGAATACCCTGAATTCTTTTCGGGAAAGAAAGTCTTGGATGTTGGCTCGCTGGAAATAGACGGCGGGGCGCGGGAGTTCTTTACTGACTGTGATTACATAGGAATTGATTTAGGCGAAGGTGTGGGAGTTGATTGTGTTTCTAAAGCGCACGAATGGGAATGTCCGGGCTGGTACAACGTCATTATTTGCACGGAGATGTTGGAGCACGACCAACACTGGGAATTATCGTTACGCCAGATGTACCGGAACCTCAGAGACGGAGGGTTGTTTTTGGTTACTTGCGCCGCTCCGAATCGCTGGGAGCATGGAACAACAGACCACGACGCTTTCGCCAGTCCGTTTACTACTGACCACTATCGAAACATTTCAGTAGAAGACTTCGCTTCAGTCTTATCTCCCGATCTCTTTTCTAAATCTTATCTCGGATACCGTGGGGATATGGAAGATTTGTACTTTGCGGGAATTAAACAAGTCGGTGATTCAACCCCGGAACGTGAGCGGTATATGGAGCGCAGTCACTTCAAACTAGCGGCCAAAACAGCGCCTACCGTCACAGTTGAGATTTCGACAATCGGAAGATACTTCACCACGCTTCCTGCAACCATCGCGTCAATCGCAACCCAAACTCGCAAACCTGAGCGATTTGTCCTGTATGACGATGGGGAGCAAAAAGAGCTAAGAGACATATCACCTTATCGAGAACTCTTTCAACTTCTCGAACAGGTGGGAATTGAGATTGAGACGTTCACTACTCCGCGCCTCGGACTCGCTACTAACCGACAACATGCCCTTAGCACGGCCTCGACAGACTATCTGATGCGCATGGATGACGACATAGTTTTAGAGCCGAATGTCATAGAAGAGCTTTTGAAGGAATTGGAGGCAGACGAAACACTAGGCGCTATCGCTCCGCTAATTCATTCCCCCGGCCATGTTCAGCCCCTTCCTGATCACATAAAGGGCAACGTGGAAGACATATTCAACGGGGTGAACATTCAATGGTATTCATTCAACGGAGCGGTGCGCGAAACCCAGCATTTATATTCGGCATTTATGTATAGAACTAAGGCCGGGCGGCAAGCAGGGGGTTATCCTAAACTGTCTCCCGTCAGCTTCCGCGAAGACAGTTGGTTTTCGATGAAGATTAGAGCCGCAGGATTTCGGCTTGCGGTAACTCCGTTTGCAAAAGCGTGGCATCTCCAACAACCCGAAGGCGGAGTACGCTCTTTTAGTGACGGCAGCTTGTGGGATCGTGATAATAAACTTTTTGTTGAGTGGCTAGGCGCAACGACGGGCGAGAAGTTCACCCAACGGAAAATCGCGGTTTTGGACAGCGGAATTGGCGATCACTACATCTTCCGAGGACTGCTCCCGCGCTTCATTAAGAAGTACGGGACGCCCTTGTTAGCAGTTTGTTATCCCGAAGTATTTGAAGGTGAAAATGTTGAGATAATCAGCATCGCGGATGCTAAAATGAGGCTAGGAAATATCGAGCATCTTGATCCCTATAAGTACGCATGGGAGAAGAATTGGGAGCGTCCAATAGTCGAAGCGTTTGAGGCTTTATATGAACTGGACTGAGCGATGAAGACACGTACATGCGGAGTCTATTGGTTTAGAAATACGATAGACGGAAAAGTTTATATTGGCAGTAGTAATTGGATTGAAAGCCGCAAGAGAACCCACCTTAGCCTTTTGAGACGCGGCGTTCACGATAACGACTATTTTCAAAATGCTTTTAATCGCCACGGCGAAGCTGCGTTTGAATTTGTTATCTTGGCACAATGTGAAGAAAGCGCCCTATTAAATATAGAGCAAGAGTACCTTGATAAACACAAGGCTGCCAAAAGAGCGCATGGTTATAATATCTGGCCCACGGCGCATAAAACATTCCAAACTGCTGAGATGCGAGCTAAACTCAGCAAAGCCCACATGGGTCACAAGCACCCTCCAGAAGTTAGAGCCAAAATTAGCGCAGCCCAACGAATTCGCATCCGAACACCCGAAACATACGCAAAGGTAAGTAAGGCACTAACTGGCAGAAAATTATCGCCAGAGCATATTGCTAAATGGAAAGCGGCTCAAACTTTCGGGCCTCTAACAGATGAACATAAAAAGAAAATCAGTGAAGCGAACAAGGGCCGAATAGTTACGGCTGAAACGCGACAAAAAATTAGCGCGTCCAATAAAGGTAAAAAGGTAGGTATTCCTAGCTGGAATAAAGGCGTCCCAATGAGCGAAGAGGCTAGACGAAAACTGAATAACTCGCTTAAAGGCCGCGTACCGTGGAATAAGGGCACTAAGGGGTTGATGGGAGCGTGGAATAAAGGTCGGTGCATGGATGCTCAAGCACGGGCCAATATAAGCACCGCACATAAAGGATTGGTTTACCCTTCCCGCCGTAGGGCTGTTGTTCAAATCGATCCGAAGAACGGAATCGTAGCGTTTTACCCTTCTATCCAGATCGCCGCTAGAACAACGGGAGCGCGGAATATCAACCAATGCTGTCGTGGTACTTGGGAAACATCTAAGGGTTATGTGTGGAGGTATGCGGCGTGAAGATTTTAATCGCGCCATACCCTGCTAAACTTCCAAGCGGCGCGAAGTCCGCCAAGGAATATCCGCACTGGCCCGAACTTGTTACCATGCTGAAAGCCAACGAGCATCATATTATCCAGATTGGCATTCAAGGCGAGCAGCGAATTGAAGGAGTAGACGAATTCCGTATTGGTCTACCTTTAACACGGATTCGAGACTTGGTGGGCGAGTGTGATGTCTGGGTGAGCGTAGATAGTTTCCTGCCGCATCTATGCGCGTATTACAAACTGAAAAACGGCGTAGTGTTATGGGGCAAGAGTTCGCCTTACATTTTCGGTTATCCTGAAAACGAAAATCTCTTTGTCAGCGAGAAGAACTTCCGACAATTTCAGTATTGTGACTGGCACAACGAACCTCACGATCCGTCTGTATTTGTCCCCGCTAGACAAGCAGTGTGGGCAGTGGAAAGAATTCTAACCGCGCCGCTGAGACTGCTTGCCGCAAGCCAGCAAAGCAATAAAACCACCAACGATAGGCACGTACATAAATCGTTGCCGAGCAGGATAAGTAGCTTTGAAGTAGCAGGCAACATCAAGGGCAAATAAGATTTGCATAATCACAACCGTTACGATGATAGTTGTAGTTGAAATCATTGCCTCCTCTTTCTTGGAAGTTTAGCGTTTCGCCGTGCGGCTTCCTTCTTCTTTTCGCTCTTTACCTTGCCACCCTTGCGGCCTAAAATGGCGGCAGCTTGCGAGACTTTACTTTTCATCACTATGTGGTTGCGTAGCGTCTAAAATTGCCATAGTGCGAATAAATTCATGCTTCTCGATTACCTCAAGTTGCTGGTCGATAAATCCCGAACGTCTAGGACGTTGATTCCACGCTTCTTCGTAAAGCTTATAGGAACTAAGAAGATGCTGAACTCTCGTTGTTATCATTGATGATTTGGTTTCCATGTGAAGAACAATACCGAACCGCTTCGCTAATGTCAAGCATAGAATTAAGAATTCTCGATCCCGCCAAAGATACCGAACTATTCCGCGAAGCCCATAAGTGGCGACGGCGTAAACGCCATGTCGGAGCAAACGAATCTACCTTGGAAGACTTACTCAGTGACGATCCCCATCAGATAACCATTGGAGTATTTAACGGTGAATACTTCGCCATGTTCCTTCTCTATGAGGATTCGCCCGGTGAGTTTTCGGCGCATTTCACTTCCAAGCGAGGAACTTCAAGGGAAACCTTGGTCGAGGCAGGGCTGAAGATTCGAGATGCGTTCATGGAAAATGGAGCAGTCGAACTGAATGCATGGGTCACAAAGCGGAATCTAGCCCTAAAACGATACTTAGAGTCATTAGGATTCGCTGAGGGCGAACGGCGTGTCTTAGCGATACAAAGTGCTGGACAAGACGCGGCGCATTCGGGTACACTTCCCGCCGTGATGAAGGAATTCGTCAAATATGGCTACCGTGGGTGAACCCTTAATTGGGCCTCAGCGACAAAAAACAAAAGAGTACCGGAACATCAACCACTAACTACAGTGGGACTAATACCACATCTGTCCCTGACACTCCAGACATCATTGCCGCTCGCGCAGACCGCGCACAAATCGACCCATCAATAGGTTATAGGCTGGGAGAGAAAGAGCGCCAGCTAAACGAATCGCTCGTTAATCCCACTGGAGGCTATGTCTCGCCAGCGATTCGGGATGCCATTAGGCGTTCTGGGCAGCGCGGATTAATGCAAGAGGCGGGAGCAGAAACGCGGGCCGGACAGTATGACGTAAATCGCATCAATCAAGCTAAGAATCTTGCTCTTGCTGGGCTCACGCGAGGAAGTGTAGGTACTTCGTCAGGTACTCAATCAGGGACAACTAGCGGGACAACTGTTCAAAGCGAGTCCCCGTGGTCAACTGCTTCAAATATCGCAGGCATCGGGGCTTCATTGGCTCCGATTTCGCTCTAGGGAGAATTCACAATGCCACCAATCGATCAATATTCTGTATTTGAAGCGAAGACCAACAATTATACGTTAGACCCTGCCGACAAGGTGGTTAATTTCGTTATCGCCACAGGTAAGACAGCCACGCTTCCTCACGCTTCTCAATGCTCAGTTATTTCAGGTCTGAATAAAAAAGTCATCTCGAATGATTCTACGTCCTCGAATACTCTCACTATTGCTGTGCAGTCGGGAGATACGTTACTTGGTGCGACTGCTTCTAGCGCTGCACAGACCTTAGCGGCAGGTGAAGTAGCAACGTGCTCAGGTGATGGAGTGAATATCTGGACGATCAATGGTGGTGTGGGAACTTCGGGTATCTCTGGGTACAGCGGCGGTTCTGGGGCGTCAGGGTTTACTGGATCGTCAGGTAAGTCGGGTTTCGTAGGGACATCGGGATTTTCAGGTACTACCGGAGTCAGTGGTATCAGTGGCTTTGCCGGAACGAGCGGCTTTGCTGGAACCTCTGGGACGAGTGGTGCGGTAGGCGCTTCGGGAACCTCTGGAGTTTCTGGTCAAAGCGGATTTAGTGGCTTCTCTGGAGCCAGACCGTAACAAGGAGATTAGCGATGTTGAATTCACCATACACGCGGGAAATTGCAGCGGGAGACGCAGCTTATACAGTTCTCCCTGCTGATGATGTGATTACATTCCTAATCACCACTGGACGTAACGCCACGCTTCCGGCTGCGGGATTGTGTAATTTGATGAATCAGCGGAGTGAGAAAGAAATCCGTTCCGATGCGTCATCCGTAGGAAACGTCACCATTGTCGTTCCTTCTGGTAACAACCTTGTTGGAGTTGGAGTTGTCGAGCCGGGACAGGTTGTGACCGTCACCAGCAATGGAACTGCTACATGGTCAGGTACGGGCGGTGGCGGGGTTGCTGGAACTTCCGGCTTCACCGGGGCGTCGGGTAAATCGGGCTTTACAGGTGTTTCAGGATTCACGGGAGTCTCTGGATTCACAGGTGTTTCGGGAGCCATAGGAACCAGCGGGTTCACCGGAGCTAGTGGAGCCAGCGGTGCTAGCGGGACTTCAGGAGTCTCTGGCGCTGTGGGTATCTCTGGATTCTCTGGGGCATCAGGCAAGTCTGGATTCTCAGGCGTCTCTGGCGCGTAATTCAAAGGCGGGGTGATATAGGCTGCCCCGCTAATCAAGGAGAACTGTCATGTCATTACTCGGAAGTCCGTTTCAAGTAATTGTTTCCACGGCTGATAATCTGACTGTCACCGCAGGAACAGACGTTGTGAAAGTTACCGCGGGCAGCAAGACGATCACTCTGCCATTAGCTCGCACTTGTACGTTGGAACAGGGGAATAACATCATCCGCGTGGTAGGAGCGGGCGCAGCAACTACAGTGGCGGTGACGAGTCCTGACACTTTCGGAAATGACGATACAACCATTGCTATTACCGATGGTGCTATTGGTTACTGCGAGAGCGATGGCCTCAATACATGGTATCTGACCGGAAGGACTTCTTAGGGAGAGCGGCGCGCAACACACGTTTCTCCTTTTGCTGCGCGATCCGTGTCTCAGTATGCGGGTCGCGCAGTTTTATAAACAATGGCTAAAATCACCATACAGCCGTTAATCACCACTCCATCATGGCACGTCGAAGATGGCGACGATCCCACCCTGCAAATTGCTTCCCTCAGTCCGTTCTATGCTTCTACAGGTGAATTAGTCCTACCTATTTTTGGTAATGGCGCAGGAGCGTTTTATGTCGAAGTCCCCTTAACTCTCACCAACAGTGGCACGGTGTTGAATATCCCGTCCATTGTGATTGATTCAACGTCGGATTCTTCACTTCCCGTAGCCTTATACGCCGCGACAATCTGGGCACAAGGACGGAGTGTAGCGACGTTGCTTCAGAACTTCGGAGTCCCTGCAACTCCATCTACTACGACTTGGGAACTGCTGACATTATTTACGCAGTTTCCCATGCAGTTGTTTGCTACTTCACCTACTGACGTACAAGTAAGGGCGTGGATCGATCAGGCAATAGGGAATCTACGGACAGCCTCGGTCACGCAAATTGGCATGACGGCCATCAGCGTAGATGCTGCCGATCCGGGCTTCCCCATTGCTGTGGGCAAAAACGACCTGGCATCTATAACGAATGCGGGGATTGTTACAACTACCACTAATGATTCTCAGGTTGTTTCAAATGACGATGCGCGAGTTGCGCCGCCCGTTTACTACGCAAGTAAGTTCGCTAATTTCAACGCGGCAATCACGGCGATTGGGAGCACTACGGCTGTTTTAGTTGTCACGGAGCAAATGACCGCCACCACGGTTAGTGTCCCTAGTACGTTGACCTTAGAGTTTCAAGGAGGGAGTCTAAGCGTCACCACAGGAAACACGATCACGATTGCGGGATTCATTCGCGCCCCTCTGAATCAGAAAATCTTTTATAACTCAGCCGCCGGTCAAGGTACGATTAGCCTTTCGGGAAACAGAGCAGGTCAGCCTTATTCGGTTTGTTGGTGGGGCGCAGTCGGGGACAACTCGACCAATTCCAAGTCAGCCATTCAAGCGACTATCGCGGCGGTGTTTAGCGCCGGGGGAGGGATAGTCTATTTCCCGGTGGGAATCTACATCGTAGATGGCACTTTAGATGGAACGTACAACTCACTCCTAACCATTCCCAATAATGCTTATGGGAACCCGCTTATCACTATGCACTTCTTAGGGCAAGTAGTCGCCCGCACAGGCAGTGCGCTTCCCTCTACCGGAGTCATCATCAAAGCCGGATCGTCAACTGGCTCAGGAACCGCTCCCGCTATCATTGCGGCTCACGCCTTAGGCGATACCTTCAACGATCCCACGACCTTTAATGCTGTAGTGCCTGTGGTGGAGAACATCTGCTGGCGCACAGCAGACAACCCAACTCTGGGAGGAGTTCAGTTTCACAACGCTATTGATGCGACCCTGAAAAACGTAATGGTTGATACGGGAATAGCATTTCCTTCTGCTAGCCAACCAACCCACAGCGAGGCGGTAGGCGTTTACATGCCGTCTGTTTCCAACTTCAGTGAAAGCTTATTAGAGAATGTTTCTATTTATGGGTACTACTATGGAGCATCGATCTCCGAGCATACGCGTACTAATGGCCGAGTTTCAATTTCCAAATGTGGTACAGCTTTATTTGGGCAGCGGGGCTTTAGACCTCTATCTGGCGACTTCATCATTGAACTATGCCCCAAAATTTTAGAAGTCACGCAGCCTACAGTAATTGATCTCAATCTGTACATTGAGCGATATGTGAACGGAACAAGCGGGCCGTCTGCGTGGTATGCGTATTCATCACCCGAAATAAGCGAACTTAGTAATGGGCTAATAAGGGGACGCTTACAGTATGTTCTGGTGATCGCCGCATCGGGAAGCACGGCGGACGTTCTTACTTCAAATACAACCTTACTCACGATAGTAAACCAGTATTTTGAAGGTTCAGTATTTGAACACCCAGTCAGCGGAAACCATATTGTCCGAAACGGCTCTCCTCAAATTGTGGACGGCGATCTTCACTTCACTGTAAACGCTTATTATGACGGAACAAACTGGAATCGCACAGACACGACTAAAGCTTCATGGGATGTGTATTTATCTATCCAAGGCACGCCAACCATCGGCTACCGCTATACCGATTCAGGAGCAAATCCGATTACCTGGGCGACAGTCGGATCGTTAACGCATTTAGGGGTGCTGACTTCCGCAAGTGCAAATATCATCAGCAACTCCCCGACAACTTTTGTGGACGAGGACACTAGTCCTAGCGTGGCGAATGCGTCGCTGTTTAATGCTTCAAACACTGCTCCTACGAATATCACAAACTTTAACGGCGGAGTAGACGGACAGACAATCATCGTAAGATTTACTACGGCAGACTCAACCATCGTGCAAGGAGCAACGATCAATAATCAAACTGGAGCAAACGTGACTCCAGTGATAAATACAATCAAGAGCTACACCCGCTTCGGCGGCGTGTGGTACGAACAGTGAGGAGCAAATTATGGCTAGTTCTAGGAAGTGGTTTTCGGAAAATGTAGCGATCCCCGCAGCCACGGCAGTATCAATGGAAACACTGATGCGGACTGCTGGCTGGGGCTATGAGGTTGGCGCAAACAACGCTATCACCACCATTCCGTCTCTTGATTCGTTTGAGGGCAATGGGGCAAGCATTCTCCCCGCAGGCGATGTATATGTAGGCCACGATGAATACGTGCGGGATGCTGCCAGTGCTGGGCCTCCGCGAGTTTACCAAGGCGCTCTTGCGGCGGCGACGCTCAAGTTTGGGCTAGATGATTTCTGTCGAGGGATTGTCGATCCGTCGCGGGTCTGGTTTTACAGCGTCAGCGGAACTACTGGCGACCTCGTTTTTGACGGCTTCTAAAGGAGAAAGTTATGGCAGGACAACAAAGCGGGCCGGGAGAGAACCCCGGAGGCGGCGGAGGTGGAACATCTGGGTATTCTGGCGCGAGTGGAGCGGCTGGGGCTAGTGGTACATCGGGATTCAGCGGCACGTCTGGGTTTTCTGGTAAATCGGGCTTTTCAGGAGCTACAGGTGGAGGCGGAATAACAAATAGCGCAGGGGCAAATGTCGTCACCAAAAGTGATGGAACTAATTTAGTTGCTAGTTCTATTACTGATGATGGTGCGGGGACGGTTTCCACTACAAGCAATGTCACAGCAAACTCATTCTCCTCGTCTAGTGGGGCGTTTCTAACTACCACGAATAGCGCAAGTGATTATGGAGTGGGTGGCGGCACTCGTATGACCGTTAACAACGGAGCGGGCACACTCACATTTACAGCCACGAATGGCGCGACATTTACGGCATCGGTTTCTTCCCCAGCCTTTACTACCACTGCAACATCGTCAACAGGCACGGCGGTAATCATTGATGGTAGTAATGTGCTTCGCCCGTTAACTTCATCTTTGCGATTCAAAGAGAACGTGCGAGAGTGGCATCCGAATACTCAAGCAATAAACGCTTTTCTGAGTCTCAAGCCTATCCGCTGGGATTACAAAGAAAACGGCGCGAGGGATGTTGTTGGTTTTAGCGCGGAAAGTCTCGCTACCGTCGATCCTGAGTTAGTTAATTATGACAACGAGGGCAAGCCTTATTCCAATCGCGAGGCTGCGATGGTTTCCTATTTGTTTGAGATAGTGAAGAAACAAGAAAAAGCAATAACAGAGCAAGGTGCTATAATTAAGCGGTTACAAGCACAGATGAAAAGAAGGCGCTGAGTTAGAACTAAAATGATCATTTCAGATGCGGAGCGTAAGCGACGCAGCGATAGACAAAAAGGCCGGAAACATCCTGGGGCCGTCAAGCGTAAAATGAGCGAGAGCCGCAAGCGCTACTTACGTTCACACCCTGAAGTAATTGAGCATATTAGGGCAACGAGCAAAGGCAGAAAGCATAGCCCCGAAACAATTAAGAAAATGCAAGGGCGCGTGTTTTCAGCAGAGCATCGGGCAAATCTGAGCCGGGCGGCTAAAGGGAACACAAATTCACCGCGAGGCGAAAAGAACGTGCGGTGGCGCGGTGGGATCACCCCTGAATGTATAACAATCAGAACGTCGCGGGAATACCGATTATGGCGCGAAGCGGTATTTGAGCGCGACGATTACAGATGTATATGGTGCGGGGCGAGAAGTAAAAAGGGACAGCCGGTGACTTTGAACGCTGATCATATCAAGCCCTTCTCCTTATTCCCAGAACTTCGGTTTGCTATAGATAATGGCAGAACGCTATGCGTGCCGTGCCATAGAACTACTGATACCTATGGTTCTTATTCATGGACGGGCAAAAGAAGCAACAAACCGAGATCGCGGAATTGAAAGCGAGAATGAATCGTCCCAAACGCAAGTCGGTAAAAAGGAGCAACTAGCCATGAAAAAACTACTCGCACTTTCAGTTGTAATGATTGTTTTGGCTGTCGGAGTAATCGGGCTGCCTGCCAAAGCAGATGATGATGTAGTTCCGGTGGACGGCGGTTGTCAAAGCGGCACAACTGTCTCGGAAAACTGCGTATCGGAATATCACTGCGTGGTGATTGATGGGCATGTTTATGAACAAATTACGGTATGTTGTCATGGTAACTGTTTTGTTTATTTAGAAGCCTTGTAAAAACTCCGCCGATGGATGGTATAATTAAGTCGAATCGCCCTGAGTTGTCGGCTCAGAGCGATCCTAACCAAATCCACTTTCTGAACGGAGAAAGCAGCATGGCTAGATCGGAATATAACACACCGCCAGTCGGAAAACGGTTTGGCCGATGGACGGTATTGGGGTATGCCGACGCAGCATACCTTGGGCATCTTAAATTCCCTCATTGGGAACATCGTTGGCTTTGCGCATGTGACTGCGGAACTAAGAAAGCAGTGACATCAGCTAATCTCGTCCACGGCATATCGACCTCTTGTGGATGTCGCCGACGCGAAGCAACTACCACCCACGGACATAACAAACCGGGAAAGCGTTCTCGCGAATATGTGACATGGGCGGCGATGATCCAGCGATGTAGCAACACAAATCACAAGGAATACCCTAACTATGGCGGGCGCGGAATTACGATCTGCGAGCGGTGGCGTAGTTCGTTTGAAAACTTCTTAGCCGACATGGGCACAAAGCCCAGTCCGAAACATTCAATTGATCGTATTGACAACAACGGAAATTACGAACCGTCCAACTGTCGTTGGGTGACGCAGAAAGAACAAATGCACAATCTTCGGAAGAATGTGTTTATTACATTCGATGGCGAAACTCTAGTAGTTGCAGAATGGGCACGACGAGTAGGGCGACATCGTTCAACTATTGGACGCAAGCTGGCGGCAGGGTTGCCACTAGAGGAGGTTCTGGCATGACAACGTCAACACAGAAAATCATTCGCGACTTAGTACTGGTAATTATGCTAATCCAACTCGTGTTGGGTTGGATTGCCGCCGCCCGCGCCCAAACCCTTCCCCGCTGGCGTACAGGCGCGCACATTCAAGTGGAGGCGCGCGGGTTTAGCGACAAGGAACGCGAGCGCATCAACGGAGCGATTGAAGCGTGGCGTCCTTTCCTTCCTGATAATCTTATCATCGAAATAGGCGCGCCTGCGAACGTAACCATTATCCGTGCGGCTGTGAAAGATGATCACGAATTGGAAACTTGTGAGATTTTTGCGTTCGATTCTCTGATCGATAACGTAACGATTCGCATCGATCCTCGCGCCGGTTCAGGCGACAAATTCCAACGAGTAGTTGAACACGCCATCGGCCATGCGCTCGGATTGAACCATCGGCCAAAGTCTGTGATGGCCGAACGTGATACTGGATCTCTACGCATCGCGTTCTGGAAGATTGAAGGCAAGACTTATCATCCCGACGTGAGCGATGGCGCGGAATTACGCAAGTTGCACACTGTCGAACCACCCGCCATAGCGGACGCATCGGAACCGCGAGCGACAGCGAGCGGGTTAGCGTCCGCCGAAGTGGTCACAACCGATCCGGTTCAACGTTATGCATTCCATCGCCGAATCACGCAGGGAACCAAGTGGCGCGAGTCGGACTTCGTTTGGGCTGACAATGGTAAGTTGATCGAAATCAACGTGAAGGGTGACAACATCGAAGTGCCGCAATTCCCGATAGGCACGAACGTCAGCGCTGACTGGTGGGCGCGGTTAAGTCACACATGGATCGTTGCTTGGAGGCCGGGTGCGGAGGTGGTAGAAAAGGGCGGCGGCGATGATAACTTAGAGTTCCCTGTTGAGGCACGGAGCGCAGACGGAAAGACGCACGTGGAGATGTCTAACTACCGGCTGCATCGCGTATCATCAACGGTGACTCCGGTAGATAACAACTTCCAGTTCTGAATCACGATATTTTCTGCGTCTGGGATCTTCTTCTCTTCGGCAATCTTCATCGTTGCCAACGCAATCCCTCTTTCAGAATCAATCGGCTCAGATAAGTGAATGACGGTCCGCTTTGGAAACAAAGTGGCGTAGAAGAAAATGATGTAATAGCTATGCTCCATTGTTCATCGCTACCAATCTCGATTCATATTCTGCAACCAAGTTCACTAATTCCAATCGAGTAAACTTTCTGCCCTTTTGCCAGCGAGCATAGAGTTCGTCAAACTTCTCTTGCCCGAACTTCTGAATGAACCAGCGATAGAACCTTAGAGGCTCGTAATTATGACGCTGATTGCATCCTGAGCACTGACCATGACAGTTGCCGTCTGGTTCTATGTCCCATCGGGCGCCATGACTGCGCCGGCCGAATATATGACCGCACTGCAATCGTTCTGAAGTACCACAGAGAACGCAGCGACCATCTCGCAATCGGACGATCTGTGAGGTCAAGATATCGAGGCGATTCTTGAGCCACTTGAACGATGGTAACTTACCTCTGCCTTTGCGCGGTTTAGTCCGAAGAGGCTTGGTCCGCCGTGATAGGCGAGATTTCGCCGCATTTAGCCCCTGGCTGGCGTTTAGCCCTCGGGACGCAGTATCAGGCGTCCGGCGTCTGAGCGACGATACAGGGCGATTTTGGCGTTTCTCGGCTTGCTTCTCGCGAACTTCGACCAAAGATGGCCGTTTGAATCCCTTCCCCGGCTTTAATGGAGTGCTGCGTTTCATCTACCAGTACGTGCAATCCTTCCCGTCTCCCGACCCGCCGCAGTTGGGACATTTGTAGAATTCGTCTTCGTCATACCAGAGCGGATCATTCATATCCTCGCCGCTCACAAACCCGTCGCCGTTGCATTCCCAACAGAGACGCCCGCCGCAAGTCGGGCAATCTTCATCGCCGCAGCCGCATTCATCATAATCATCGTCGTATTCGGGTTGTGAGACGTGTGTGCTCATTGCGCCCTCGTTTCAATATCATCTGACTCTGCCGACTCTAATCTTAAAACAGTTTCCCAAGCCTCAACTCGGCAAGCATCACAGTGTCCTGAGACGTGGCCTTTTCGTAAACACTCGATACAAAGTTGCGTAGGGCTTACTGTTTCGCGGTCGCGGTGATCACATCTTTGCATGGTTGCCCGAGGGTTTAATCACAATCGAAGTAGTACCGCTGATTGATCCATTTAGTCAGCCAGACTTCAAGCGGCAACCAGTAGACATAAGGCATGTCGTAGTGCCAGCGCATCCATTCCTCAAACTCAGGATCGCTAATGCAAGGTTCGGTTTCGCATTGAAGTTTTGCAGCATCCGTTGACCACGTTCCGTCATCCTCTTTTTCCCACGATTCAAACTCTGCATAAAGCGTGGCGTCACACTTCGGACAAGTTGCGACCTCTCGCGGAATCTCGATCACTTCATCACAACTAATCAGTTGGCGCGGGAAATAGTCATTAGACCGTTGGCCTTGCGCCCATGCCATGTAAGGTTGAATTTGCGACATTCTTTCACCTCAGAGTAAGACTTAACCATTCAGCCGCTTTCACTGCTCTGCACCAGCAACGCGAGTATCCGCACAGCACGTCTCCATGATAGATCGCATAAGTCAACAATCTCTCACCAGAGGATGTAGGGTAGAATTGTATTTTGATTTGCATTAGGCGAATTGTAGAACCTCCTGACACAGACTTTCCGCCGCCTCTTGGCAGTCCCGTTCGTTCTTCTCGATTCCGATTGCGCGACGTCCCAATCGCTTCGCTTCGCGCAGAGTGCTTCCGCTCCCGCAGTAAGGATCGATGATCAAGTCGCCTCGTTGACTTCCGAGCCGAATACACTTTGCCACGATAGGCGCAGGCTTCACATTAGGGTTGCTGTATTTGTTTTGCTCCGCAGGCCACACGATAAACCGACTCTTATCGGCATACTCACCAAACAAGCGGCCTTGTTCCCAAACATGAAAGATGTATTCAGTATCGGGCAAGTAGTTATTGTTAACGAGAGGCGTCGGATTCGGCTTGTTCCACGTCAGAAGCATCCAAGTGCGATCCTTTAGCAACGGCGCAAACTCGAACAGTTGCTGTTTCCCGCAGAAGCAAAACCAGTTCGGGAAGGGCGCGAGAATGTTAACGTCAAAACCACGATCCAAGTCGCGAGCGGTTATCTCTTTCAAGTAGGCGCGATCCCCTGCGAGGCCGCAGCCCTTTGCGCCAACAACGTAAGGCGGGTCTGTGACGACAAGATCGGGCTTAGGCAGAGACGGCAGAACCTCACGGCAATTACCGTGATAAATCACTATCCCTTTTCCGTCATCGAAGTATGGTTTCACTTCGCCTCCTTGAGCTTGAGATGTTGCCGCACTCGATACAAAGGTTTATAGGGCTTACTGTTGGTTTGTCACAGTGATCACAGTTCGTCATGGTTGCGTGTTTGGGCAAATTGCAAAACCTCTTGAGATAAACGATTCGCCGCAATTTCGCAGTAGGCTTCGTTCAGTTCTATTCCTATCGCTCGCTTGTTTTGGTCCTTAGCGACTCGCAACGCCGTACCCGTACCACAAAACGGATCGCAAAGTGAATCGACGGCTAATAATGAGGCACAACGAGACATGATTCCTTGTGGAGTGTAACCGGGATGTCCAAAGGTTTCTTCTCGAAAGAAATAGCCCTCACCTTTCAATCGAATGTCATCCCACACGTCAGGAACACAACGAGACGGCTTACCGATAGTGAGAACTGTTTCAAATTGATCGCTCCAGCCTTGCCTAAACGGGCCCGCTGCGCCACGTAGCACTGCGACCAAATGAGCGGATGGGAAGATGTCGGTAAATAGCCGCATCTTATAGCGCGGAGCAACCCACGCTTGATTAGGCGCGGACTTCAGACACTCTATTGCTACTTGCCGAATGAATGCTTCGTAATCCGAATCCGACTGGCTATCATCATGTCCGCCGTAATCTTTGCCAGCGTTGTAAGGCGGATCGGTAAGGACCAAATCGCAGAAGGGCGCGCCTCGGTCGATAATCAACTGCGGAATGATCTCGCGACAATCCCCGTGATAAATCACTATTCCCTTTCCGTCGTCAAAGTATGGTTTCACTTCGCCTCCCTCAACACCTTACGCTGCAAAATAGATCGTTGATACTCCGTAGCTTCTAGGTTCTGCTTTGACCATAGGCTTACGCCGTGGAGCGATAAAGTAGATTCTCACTCCGTCAATTATGCTTGTGCCAATTTCATTCCGGTCGATTAGCAGTTCTGCGATTAGCTCACCCACGACATCTTGAGGCAGTCGAGTTTTTCTGATGATCTCTTTCTGGGTTTGCGCACCTAAGCGGATGGCTATTTTAACTCGGTCCCTAGCGCGTACTGATTTTAATTTCTTGCCAATGTAGCGGTCTGAATAGCTGGGCTTGATGATTGTCCTTTTAACTTTAGGGTGAAACATTCTCAGCCGTTTGCGACTAGCGGCAATCTTCGTGTTTATCGACTCTCGACAGTAAAGGTTTAATCCATCTGGACGTGCGCGGCAGATACCAAAAGCACTCAGAGGTAGATCGCGGTTACAGTGCGGGCAATGTTTCAGTTCGTGTGCTTTAGGTTCACTCATGGCTTTACAGTCCGCGCGGGACGCACTTGTGACGATGACAACGTGAACACGAAAGTGGGCGACGGTTCATCTTCCGCTCGAAGGCGAAATGGGGACATCCGCCAACGCAAGGTAGAGAAGCGAGCCACTCGCGTCTTTGTTTTCTTTCTTTTGCGTTCATATTCATCCTTCCCAAGTGCGCTCAAATCTTGCGCATCCGCAGTTTGTCAGGCAGCGCGTTTCATCGCCGCCGCCGCAGAGATAGTGAGAATTTAGACCGTGAGTACATTTACATCGCGGTTCGCCTTTCGATAGCCGCGACGGCGGAATATCTTTCGGCTCTTTCGTTACTTCCCGCGCCGCGTCGAGCATCACAGTTCCGTAAAAGTTAGGTTCGCTCATTTCACCCTCTCTATGTCTCAATCTCGGCTGACCATCACTGAGTAATATCGTCGTTCTTGTTTGAGCATTGACGCTCGCGGGAATCCGAATTGATGCTGAATGTACGTGCCGCCGTTCTTTGATTTCTTAATCGCGCTTAGGCTAAAATCACCCGTCGCAACTAGTTCAGCCTTTACGCCGTAATGCCCGACGCTATCACCGTCAATCAACGCGAGAAAATCTTCCAGCGTGGCGGCTTCGTTCGGTTCAACCTCAACAATGGCGTAACCGATTCGTTCGCTCATAGAATCCGCGAGCCACTTAACTATTTTCACGTTGCGCCCTCTCCATTCGCTGTCAAAACATATCCATATTCTCGTCGTCTACAACATGATCGCAGCGGCGTGAGTTGACGTATCCACCTTCGCGGTATTGCTCGAATCCTGTATCGTGACAACGCGGACAGTGCGGTGCTTCGTCTTTCGTGCCGATAACTTCCCGCGCCTTTTCCAACTCCGCGATGGCGATCTTACTGAGGGGCTTCATTGAGTCGTTTTGTGCCACTGGTTAATTCCTTTCGCATCGCTATCGCGCTCGGTAAAAGTTTTGCGTCTTGCTTGCTGCGCTCGATTAGTTGATCGTAGATTTTCATAAAGTGTGCGCGGTCAGCGATGGTGTTTTCCGAAGAGCACAAGGCTTGCCAGTCCATCGCTTCTACTGCGCGCTGTATAATCGGATCGTCAAATTTCGGGTGTTTGTGAAACCCATCGCGCTTCATTGCGATCATTACTTCTTCCCATGCTTCCCCTGCGTTGGCGGGTGCTATCTGTGAAATTTTCATTACGCGATCTCGAATCTCTACCGGCTTGGGAAAGAACGTGCAATCGTTCGCACACTGCTCGATTGCGATAGTCAAAAGCGGCAACGGAATATCTGACAACAGCCGCGCATAAGTCTTAACTCCTTCGCCGTTCAAGTGATTAGGAAACACGGCGGTCAACACTCCGATCAACTCCACGATTTTAGGATCAATGTCACTCACGCTCTGCCCTCGCGAATCTCTGCTAAAACCTCACGCACTGCATCTAACCCCTCAGCCTTACTGTGTCCTTTCCCGTTCCCGTTTCGAGACGGTGGCAGAGCATGGTGTGCAAACCAGTCGGTCAGCCACTTGAGCGAGCGCGGGTTGTAACCTCTCTCGCTCCACTCGCGATAACACTCCCGCGCAAAAATCTCATCTGGCGCTGCCCCAAACGCTGCGTTAACCAATGCGAACAGTTCTTTTTTCGGATAGAACCCTGTTATGTCGCGGAAGAGCGTGACGCCAGCGGGCGTCCTAATTTCTTCTTGTGGTTTTTTCTTCACGGGTTCTTCTTCTCTTGTGTTCTTCTTTAGTTCCATATTGGCACTTGCTTTTGGCACTTGAGCACCGTTATTTGGCACTTGCCTAGCCGATTCTGGCACTTGACTATCAAGTTCCATATTGGCACTTGTGAAGGTTTTCATATTGGAGTGCCAGATATCCGTTACTCTGATTTCGTGATAAGGCTTGCCGCCTTTAGGGTTCGTCCTCTCGACGGTTTTAATCAGCGGGCGATTGCCTATCTGCGGTAGTGGCTGCTCAAGTAGCGCCTTCGCCCTAACGACAGTTCCCGTTCCAACTTTTAGTGCCTGTGCGAGCGTTCTTGTTGACTTAAAACAAACACCGGACTCTCCGGCTGCGCGTTTGATTTGTAAGTAGAGAGCGAGAGCTTGTGCGGGTAAGCCTAAATCGCAAATGAGGTTCGGAATCTGTGACCAGTATTTCCTCGGATCGCCTTCGTCAACGATGGTGTGTTTCAAAACAAAAAGCCCTCAGTTCTGAGAACGCTTGGCGCGTTGGCAGTTTCTCTCGGATGACTACGAGATAGCGTCCAAAGCGCCCTCATAACTGAAGGCTCTTAATGTCATCAAAGTATAACCGCTGCCACGGGCGCTGTCTAGCGCAACTCTAAAGATCAAATTGTCAAACAACAATAACGCTAGATCGCTTTTTCGTCAACGACTTTTTAGTGACCGGAATTCTGACTAATGCATTGTAAGTTCCGCAGCATGGAGCTTTGCCTTTGAGCGTCTTAACTCGTTCAACTTTACGATGACAAGATGAACAAACAGCAGTCATTTCAACTTGATCGCGTAAGCGACTCACAAACTCTGGACGTGGTTAGTCAACGCTCGTTGCCCGTGGCTTCGATCCCTGAATTGTGTTCCTCTCCGTTGAGGTAGCGAGCCTCGTTAAGTTCCTGTGGCTTCAGGTGGTAGCTCTACTCCGTTAACAACGCAGCCAAGTCTTTCCCTTGCCTCGTATCTTGTCGGGCCGTTCGGTTTGGGTTGTGTGCCTTTGGCGAATACTGGGCCTTGGCCGCGACAACGACCACAAAGAACAGCATTCGGACGTGGCAACTCACAAGCGACTGCCTTTGATGGTTTATCGCGGCGGTACTCACTTTCAGGATCGGGGCCGAAGAAAAACATTCCGCACTTTGTAGAGTAAGTGATTCGTGGCGACTTTCGCCGCCTCCAATAACTGCCGCTGTCGCCAAGTTGCCACCACTGCAATTTCATTGTGGCGATCTCGTGCATCAGAAGCCCTTGGCGGCGACCGTAAACGTACTTTGGATGTTTCTTTGCAACGGTACGCGCCCAATCCATTCCGTGACCGTGAAAATCAGGACGGCCCAC